GTTTGAAGTTGAAACAATACTATTTCCATTAACATCTAAATCTCCACCTAACTGTGGCGTGTCATCTGCGGCTAAACTTGCTATACCACCAACTGAAACCCAACCAAGATTACCACTACCATCAGTCTTCAATGCTTGACCAGTTGAACCATCAGCATTAGGTAAAACCCATATCTTATCGGCAGAAAGAGCAGGGGCTTCAAACCCTACATAGTTAGCCCCTTCATAAAATCTTAATTCTTTGTTAGAACCTTTAAGAGAAACATCTCCATCAAATACATCTAATCCTTTTTTTATTATAAAATTACTATCTGTCATATTTCATCACCATAACTTCACTGTCCATTATGCTTTAACCTTCCTAGACCATCCTACCTTATTATCATACTTCAGGGAACAACGTTAAATCCCACCAAATCGTAAGGGTTGTACCTATATCTCCACCAGTATTGTTTTCTATTTTTAATTGCATATCATCACTAGTTATTTCAGCCCAAGAAATCTTAAAAGGGAAGTCAGTCCTTCCTTCGAATACCACATTTGAAGAAACAAATGCGTAAGTTCCAGTTCCATCTCTATCATTAGCAATGAAGTCTTGAGTCAAAACAAAATTACCACTGCCTGATATTCCTGCATCCATATGTATAGTTCCTCTAATTCCCCTATACGAGCAATTACTACCACTTACTGTTCCGCTAGGTAAAATTGTAATAGACACATTTGAACCATTTGATAAAGCATTAGATAAAGGCGATATTCTACCTTGTATTTTAGTTATACCTCTTTTCTGAGCATACGAATACGTACCTGAACTTGCGGATGCGGGGTCGCTTGCAGTAGAAGTATGTGCAGTTTCAGTTAAAGTAGAATGTACACCTGTTTTGTGTATTGGGGAACTAATGTTCACTAGACCTGCACCACTATCAGTACCAACTGTAACATTTCCATCACCATGAGGGCTTAGTGAAATGCTACTATTACTACTAGTAGTTGAGATTAACAACGCAGTATCATTTGTTAGGTTATCAGTTTTAACGAAGTTATTTGTACCTGAAAGACTAATCCCTTGACTATTACCAGTTATGTTTATTCCATTAACAGCACTTATTAAATTACTAGCAGTTAAGTTTGTTGCAGAAACATAAGGAACATACAACGTATCTAGTGCAGGATTGAAGTATAACGCAGTATCTGTTTCCAGTCCCAAACTACCTGAAGCCGTATTATTTGCTGCAAAGGTAAGATAGTTATTTTCATCAGTGCTATTATTTGCTGTAACAGTTGAAGTTGCAGAATTACCTGCTATGTTAAAAGCCGGAGTAAAGGTAAATGCACCATTAGTATTATTGTATGCTAATGAACCTCCACTACCGGAAGCACTAGCATTTGATGCAGATAAATCAGATAATGCTATTCCACTGGAAACAGGAGCAACCCAAGTAAAGTTGCTACCTGCATGATTATATGATAATAGATAATTATCAGTTGCACTACCTGCGGCGTTAGTAACATTAAGATGTGATTCATCAATCGAGCCATCCTTCAATTCAGAACTATCAACTGCATTTGCATCAATCTGCCCTGCGGCAACTGAATCTAAAGCCGCTAAATTACCATACGATAAGAGTGTCTTTACTGCCGCTACATCTGCCGCAGTGATTAGCCCAACCATAGGAGCAGAAGTAGAACCAGTACCACCACTACCAACTGCTAATGTTGCAGATAAACTTGCGGCACTACCTGAAGTGCTTTGATTCCATGTAGGAACTGTCCCTGTTAATTGAGAGTAGTTTACTGATGCTCCTGATAATGCTAAAGTACCTGATGATGGGGGTAAATTAATACTAACATTAGTGTTAACAGGGTCTGACGCTCGTAGTGTTACTGTTCCATCATCACCACTAGAATCATTACCACCTACATTAGTTGCGAAAAAGTCTATTCTATTGTTTTCTGTAATTCTAACAGTCTCATTATGATAAATAGTGTCTCCTGTTACTGTTAAATTACCTGCAATAGTCACATCATCAGGCAATCCAACTGTTATTGTTCCTGCACTTTCTAATACTGTTACTTCATTGGCTGTACCTGCAAATGTCAAAGTACCACCTAAAGCCACAGGGCTTGTGTTTGGTGTAGATTCGCTATCAGAAACTGTAATAGATGAGTTTGCTAAATGGACATTATCAATACTTCCATCCTTATAATGAACACTATCTATATTATCTTCTAAGAGAGTTAGTATCTCAGTAGCAGTTTGGTCTGCTGTTGCACCATCTTCTACATTTATTATGCTTCTAAGATTTACATCTGTTAATTCTTCAACAACACCTGCGTTAGTAGATATTCTTCCTAACACTCTATTTGTAGCAGAAACCTCTTGCATCTTAGCATATGTTACTGCATTGTTATCAATATCGCTAGTAGAAACAGATGTTAGATATGTGCTTGTATCCAAACTAGAAGTTAAATCACCGCTTCCATTTGCTGTTATTTTAAGTAAACCACTTGTGCCATTATTTGGACTTCCTACTGCAACAGCAACCTTACCTGCGGCTGATGCTCCTAAATCTCCTAACATTTCACTAGCACTTCTAGCAGTAAGAGATGCTAAACTAGAACCATCAGTAGTCATCTTTAGATATTTAGTTTGACTTGCTCCTGTAATAAGATGTTGAGCAACAGAAGACAGACTAATTCTACCATCTGCAAAAGTATCACTTGTAATCTTATTAGCAGATAGGCTAGGAATATCACCTGCCGCTAATGTTCCCCAAGAAGGTGCGGCAGAATCAGTAGCATCTCCTGTTTGTGTAAGGAACTTCTTTGTTGTAGTAGTGTTACCTGCTAGTAAAGCAGTAGCGTTTGCTGCACTTTGATATGGTATAGAACCTAATGCTCCTCCTGCTACATGAGTTGCTGTGGTTGCTGTTGTAGCAGATGTAGCCGTAGTAGCAGTTGCAGCATTCCCAGTTGTACTCTGATTTAATGTTGGTATATCTGTATCTACTAATGCTCTAAACGCAGGTGCGGTAGCATTACCCGTTGTTGGCCCTGCATATACATAAGTAGCAGTTGTTGTACCTGCAAGATTTGTGGCAGTTGTAGCGTTTCCAGTAACAGCACCTGTTAGATTTCCAGTAACATTCCCTGTTACATTCCCTGTTACATTCCCTGTTACATCTCCTGTTACATCTCCTGTTACATCTCCTGTTACATCTCCTGCTAAAGTAGCAGTTAATGTTCCCGCAACAGTAAGATTATTTGTTAAATCCCAAGTGTCATCTGATTCATCAAAGATAAGAGATGCTTGAGTTACACCATTACCACGATAAACGCTTATACCACTTGTAGCCGCAGTAGCAGTATCGGGAGAACCTTGTGTAGTATTTAGTTGTAAAATGTTATCTTCAACTTCAATAGTAGCAGTATTAATTGTGGTTGTAGTTCCACCAACAGTTAGATTACCTGCAATAGTAGCATTACCTCTGAAATTAATTGTGTCTCCTGAGTCTGCACCGATATTTATTGTTTCATTATCTGCACCATTTGTAGATTCAAGAGCATTTAATTTATCTAATAAAGTAGCATTAGAAAGACCAGTATTAGTATTTGTAAGTGTAATAACATCATTACTATTTGCTATACTTAATCCTGTACTTACAGCGAGTACTATATCATCAGAACTACCTCCACTATCAGTTAGACGAATCCTTGTTTGACCCGATGTACCTGTTGCACCTGCAAGAGTAGAAATACCGTAAGTGGTATTTACGTTAGTATCAGTTCCTGTAATTGTAAACGTACTATCATCAGTTCTAGCAACAGATACAGTACCTGAACCTACAAACTCTACATCATCAGTGACAGAATTAGTGCCAGTTAATCTTAGTTTAGTCGTAGTATTAGGAATACCTATACTGTAATTAGTATTACCACTATCAGTTACTGTATTCGTAAAAGTAATCTTATCTCCGTTACGTGCAACGCTTAATCCAGTACCCGCTTCAAGCACTACGTCATCAGTGCTAGAATCAGTACCAGTTAATCGAATAATTTCTTCATCAACAGCAGAACCATCAACAGCAGAAATACCGTAAGTAGTATTACCACTATCAGTAACAGTTTCAGTAGCAGAAACAATTCCAGTAACATGTCCATTATCATCAAGAGTAATATCTTGTATGTATGTTCTACCACTATTCTCTACATCAGCCGCCGCATTAATGTTAGGATGTGTTGTTAGATATGCTGTTGAATTGAATGCGTTAGAACCAAATATTTCTGAAGATAGTTTTTTCTTTTGAACACCATTATCTAATACTACAAACTCATCTTCTCCTGCTGTCCAATCTTCTGTCATATCAGTCAATTCAGACAAGTCAACATCCAACGCATTGCCGTTTAAGTCCAATAATGCTCCTGCGGTTCTTTGAGTATCTGTTGTGAATGTTAATGCGTTTTGCATATAAGTTTGCAATACACCAATACCCACCTTCTTTAGTGCGCCATTATCGCTAATAACAAGTTCATCTTCTGTTGCATGAAGTCCACTTGTTAACGCAGTTTGACCAGTAATATCACCAACAACAAAATTAGATGCTCCACTAGATGCAAAGTTCTGTGTCGCTATGTAATCAAAGACAACATCTCCTGTTACTAACCCTGCATTACCGTTAGCAACTGCACCTGTACCTGATAATGTGGATGCTGTTCCTAATCCTAATACTGTTCTTGCCGCACCCGCATTAGCCGCAGTAACTACTCCAATCATTGGTGCAGAAGTTGCTCCTGTACCTCCACTTGATATTGCTAATGTTGATGAAAGTCCTGCCGCAGTTCCTGTTGTATTTTGGTTTAATGTAGGTATTCTTGCACTAGCAAACACTCCATCGTTTATCTTACTAGCATTGAGGTTTGGTATATCAGAAGCAGATAACCCACCATCAAGTATGTTTAATTCTGTTAATGATGCAGTAATACCTAAGTTATCTAATGCATATCCTTGTTGTGTAGAAGATAAACCTTGGTTGTTAACATCAATTCTGAGTCTGTTACCTAAAGCAGTAGTAATACCAGTAATATCTGAATCGTTAGACTGTAAGGCAACTGCTAGTTCATTTAGAGTATCTAAAGCAGAAGGAGCAGAAGCAACTAAATTAGCAACTGAAGTATCAACATATGTTTTAATTGACTGCTGACTAGCCGCAGATGTAGCACTATTATCAGAAAAAGTACCATCGTTTAATAGTGTTATATTGGTGTTAGTATCAGTCCAAGGAACGTTAACGAACATTTGACCTGATGATAGTTCAACAGGATAATTCTTACCCGATTCAGTATAGCCAATTTTAACTAGACCTAAGTCTGTACTTGTTGCTTCACTATAAGTAGTATCAGAGTTAGTTGTTTTAGCATCGTTTAGTGCTACTCTCTTTTCTAACTTACCAAACGCTACTAGTATAGAATCAGATGAAGCAACTGCTCCACCTGTTGCTGTGCTTAAACCTGTTAAAGTTTTAGCAATTACTTGAGCATCAGATAGTTGAGTATTAGTATCAGTCGAAGATAGTGTTAGTGTTCCCGCAGTATCATCATATGTACTAGTTATATTTGTTCCCGCAGTAATCATTGCCGCAATGAAATCTTCTATTTGTTCTTCTGTTGTATAGGATGGTGTAGCCCAAGAAGCAGTACCCGAAGAACTGTACTTTAGGAATTGTCCTGCTGAACCACCTGTTGGAATATGGTTATTCCCTGCTCCTGTTGGATGAACATAGTTATTCCAATTAGAATCATTATTGAAGTAAGACAGTTTAATCTCTGAAGCCGCCTTTCTAGATTCAGTAGTTCCATCTTGTATGATAAACTCAGTAGTTCCTGCTATGTCTCCTGTCATATCTGTTAGTTCAGAAAAGTCAAGGTTAAGTGTAGCATCACCAGTAGTTGCTCCTCCACTCAAACCTACTCCGGCGACTACACTAGTAATATCTCCATCACCTGTTCCTACACCATATCCATAAGACAGAATCTTATCTTCAATGGCGGCAGAAGTCATAAGACTTGTATCGTTATTATTAAATGATTCAGAACTTAATTGTAATGCACTTCCTGCTAATTGTGCAACACCTAATCCTGATACACTTATTGTAGCAGTGTAATCTCCTGCTGTTGTATTGCTTTGAGATACTGTTATTGCATCTCCTGCTGTAATATCAACACCAGTCATATCACCTGAACCTGCTCCTGCAAACTGAGCATCAACATAAGTTTTGATAGCCTTAGCAGAAGCAAGGGTATCATCACTACCACTAACTGAACTTATATCAGTATCAAGTGAAGCAATATCAGATAAGTCTGCAACTGCTAATGATACATTACTGTTTAATAATGTAGAAATGGATGTTAATCCAGTACCACCATTTGCCGCAGTTAATGTTCCTGTTAAGTTGTTTATTGGTATGTCAATGTCGGCTGAACCGTTAAACGAAACTCCTGCTATTGTTCTAGCAGTTGCTAAAGTACTTGCAGTAGTTGCATTACCAACTAATCCTCCCTCGAATGTAGAAGCAACTAATGTACCTAAAGTAAACCCACTTGTTGTATTAACCGTAGTAGTAGGGGCGGCATGAGTATTGCCTGTATCAGTAAATAACTTCCACTTGTTACTATCTGAAGTATCTCTAAACAATCCTGTATATTTGATAGTACTACCATCAACATATTTACCATAGAAACCTAAGTCAACTGCATCTGCGGCATTATTACTTCCTAAAGCAATTAAAGGGTCTTCTACTGTTAAAGTAGAAGTGTTTACTGTTATAGTATCTCCACTGACAATTAAATCTGCACCAACTGTAAGAGAACCACTTACTGTTAGTGTATCATCAGCCTGACTACCTAGTGTGAAATCTCCACCAAAATCAGAGTTTAGTTTAGATTTTAAATTATCAATTGATACATCATCGTTTGCTGTTCCTGCAATACTTAGTGAACCTGCACTACCTGCATTATCTGTATATTGTACAGTTATATTACTACCTGCTGTAATTAACCCACCAACGTAATCTTCAACTTCTTCTTGGGTTAGATGAGTATCTGTATCAGTAGAAGTAATGGTAATTGTATCCGAACCTGCTGTTGTAGTTATATTTACATTAGCACCACCGACTAGTGTCAATGTATCAGTATTTGAATCTGCAACAATGTTATCTTGTCCACTAACTGCTATTGTTTTGAATATATTTTGTGCAGAACCTAAGTCTGTATTAGTAATAGTTACATTACCAGTAGCACCACTGACTCCAATCCCTGTACCTGCTACATTAGAAAGAACTCCCGTATTAACTAATGTGAGGTCAAATGGGTCAGTTGATGCTCCACTGTTAGTATCAGTCCATGTTGCAGTAATACCTGTTCCTTGTGTAAACTGAACAAACTTACCATCTGTAACATTGACAGTAGTTCCAACACCGTCTTTGATATTAAAAGAACTAAATGAACCTGCCCCACTAACGCTAGTATCAACATATGCTTTAATTGCTTTAGCAGATGCTAAACTATCGTGTGATGCACTAACACTGCTTAAGTCTAAATCAAAATCATTGATATCTGAAAGTCCAGTAACAGATAGTGAAGTTAGATAGTTACTGTTGTCAACAGTGTAACTTCCTGCTCCTGTTCTTTTCATGAATCCGTTACTAGTAAAGTCTCCATCCATTACAGCCCCTGCCGCCGTAACATTAGTTACATCTGTTACATCTGCTGACGCTTCAATACCTGATAGTTTAGTCCTCTCTTCTGAACTTATTACTATTCCACTACCTAAATTAGTAAGCCCTGTTATCTTACCAACTGTAACTGCTCCATCGGCAATACTATCTGTTTGTACTGCATCATCAGCAAGTTTAGCATTAGTAACTGCATTACTTGCTAACTTAGCAGTGGTTACAGCACTTGCATTAATCTTACTTGTTAAGACTGCATTAGTACCAATCTTTGCACTAGTTATAGCAGTTGATGCTATCATACCATTAGAGATAGTTCCAGTATCTGCCGATGTAATCAGAGTACCTGTTATATCAGGAAGAGTTATTGTTCTATCAGCAGTTGGTTCTGCAATAGATAGCGTAGTTTCAAAGTTGTTATCAACAGCACCTTCAAAGACAAATGCATTCTGTACATTAACTTGAGTTTGGTTTACAGTTGTCGTTGTTCCCAAGACATTTAGATTACCACGAATATTTACAGTAGTATCATTATCTGTATCTCCTATGTTCAGAGTTTCTGTTCCATTATAACTAGCAAGAACAGGAGTAAGTGTTGCTTTACTAACTGTACTAGTATTACTGTGCGTGTTAGTAAGTGTGAGAGTATTACTTTCTGAGTTTCTTGAAATTGCAAGTCCTGTTCCCATTGCTAAATGGAATACACTACCTGAGCCACTAGTGTTATCCCTTAGTCTAATAGTTTTAACCGCAGGGTCATTATCTCCATTAGCATCTAAACCGTTTTCTGTTACTATTGAATAAGTAGTATCAACAGTAGCCTTACCATCAACATATGTTTTTACTGCTAATGTACTAGGTATTCCACTACCTGAAGCACCACTAGTTATGCTTGAATCAAAAGAACTTACGTCTGTTAATCCTGCTAATGCAAGCGAACTAAGTTTAGAGTCTAATTGAGTTTGTATAGAAGAAGTAACACCGTCTAAGTGTCCTATCTCAGTAGAACTTACACCACTAACACCATCTAATATGTTTAGTTCAGCCGCAGAAGCAGTAATACTCAAGTCGCTTAAGTTCTCTACCTTTGAGTTAAGAGCAGTTGTTAATCCAGTAACCTTACTTTGTGCTATATCATCTAACTTAGAGTTAGCAATACTACCTGCTAAATGAGCATTAGTAACTGAACCTGTGGTTAAAGAAAAGTTGTTAGCATTAGCGGCTACACCAACTAACTTATCATAAAGAGCAGTTGTAAAGTTCTTTTGTGATAATCCACCATCTCCTACTGTGTATTGTGTATTCACATAATTAGAAGCATCAATAGTACCTGCTCCATTAGCAGTCCAATCAATTATCTGATTACCACTTGGTATTGTTGGTTTGTTTAATATTTGTGAATCTCCACTACCTGAGTTCCAATCTGCATTAACATTCACTTCCGCCCCTGCTTCAATACCTGAAAGTTTTGATTCTAGAGTACTTGTAAATACTTTATTAGTAGTCCCTGATGCAATCTTATCTGCACTAATATTAGCCCCATTACTTATATCTGCATTTACTATTTGTGTACCAACTGCTCTATATGCTCCACTTAGACTAGGAATATCACTAGCAGTTAGTTTAGCAAATATATTTGCTAGGTTTACCTTTTTCAATCCAACAGTATTATCGTGGAAAGCAACGAAATCAGCAGTTCTGTCAATGCCATTTTCATTAGACAATCCATCTATATCTAACTTTAAGGTAGCACCAGTTCTATCAAGACCATCACTAATTGTGAGAGAGGGTTCTTTACCACTAAGAGCAGATACTAACCCATCAATTTTACTCTGAGCAATAGCCGCATTAGAATCTACTTTAACGTTAGTAATCGCATTATCAGCAATCTTTGATGTTGTTACTGCGCTGTTATTTATCTTAGCAGTTGTTACGGCATTACTTGCAATAGTAGTAGCCCCGTCTGCACTAGATGTTACATCACCACTATGGTTAGGATGAACATATGTATTTGCATCAGTAGAACCAGTATATCCTAAATCTGCTAAAGATAAAGTTCTAGTTCCCATTGCTGTAATATGTCCTGTGTTGTTTGTAGTAATACTATCTACTATTTCTGCTCCACTAGTATTTATATTACTTGTAGAATAACTAGGATGAGTGTATGGGTTAGCCAATTCAGATGTAACGGGTATGTTAAAGTAATTATTACCATCATTAGTGAAAGTCCATCTATCAGAAGTTTCATTCCACTTTAGTTGTACATTAGTATAGTTTCCTCTTTCGACTTCTATACCTGCATCTGTTGTAGAATTACCTGTTTGATTCTTATTCAGAATTACTGTGTTATCTTCTACGGCTAAGTTAGCAACGTTAAGAGTAGTTGTTGCACCACTTACTGTCAAGTCTCCTGTAACTGTTAAATCTCCACCTGTTGTTAACGCAACACCATTACCGATAGTGGTAGCAGTATTTATCTGAGCAAGTCTAGTTTCTAAATTACTTACACTTACATCAACATCTGTTGTAGTTAATGACAAATCAATAGTCCCATCACTGCTTTGATATACTGCATCTATTCCTGTTTCAGTATTATTACTAAACATAGCACCTACAATTCCTTGAACTGTACTTGTTGATATTTGTGTGTTAGTGTTAGTAGCAGATAAAACTCCACTACCATCTATACTAAGATTATTACCTACTTTAACTCCACCAAGAGTATTAGCGGCGGCAGTAGGGAGAGAGTAGTTGTTTGCACTAGCCTCAATCGCATTCAGTTTAGCATGGTCTGCATCTGTAAATACATTTGAATCACCTGCTGCATCAACATTAAATCTAGTAGAAGCGGCAGTTGGTATCTGTGAGGTTAGTGCTAATGTTCCTGTTGTAGAAGGAATAGTTATTGTTGTCTCTGTACCTGATACTGTTTTAGTAATAGTTCCTTCTTTGTTAATTCTAAGAGTTTCAGTATTGTTATCTATTATACTAATCCCTTGATTTGTTTGTTCATAGCCTAAGAACTGAACTCTTCTATCAACAGCATCCGGCGCACTACCTCCTGCGATTTCTATTACTGCAATAGGAATATCATCTGCATTCAAAGGAGCAACCATATTTCCATTATTATTGTTTCTTATTGCTAGTTGATTACCTGTAATTAAACCACTAGTATAAACTGCTTCAATAACTAATACAGCATATGTATTATTACTAGCACTCTGCATATTTACAGATTGACTAACAGTTCCACTTTGCATTTGAGTGAGTATGCCATCTCTAAGAAAGAAATTATCAGACCCACTTAAAGTGTAAGAAGTGTAAATACCTGCATTTCCTAGAGTTACATCAAACCCTCTAACTACTCTATTACCACCACTAGCAACGTTAAGAGCATTAATAATTCCACTGTGTATATTATCAGTGCCATCTATTATTCTAGCATTAGGATTAGTGTTTAATTTACTAATGAAATTAGGGTTTGTTCTACCACTCATCAAGTCATCTCCATTTCAATAGTAAAGGTCAAAGTATCAGCCGAAGCCAACACTCCTGTATTCGTGAAGGTAACTCGGCTCAATAGTGTATCGTCTGAAGCCTTGAATATTCCTAGTTCTGCTACACCTTCATTACCTATTTCAGAACCAGTAAACTCAGCAACCCAAGACATAGTTCCACTTGCTCTATTAACAGAAGGAACGACTGTCTTCTCTGCTACAAAAGAGTCTAATTTTAAATCAGAAAAAGAAGTAGGAGAACCACCTGTTCCTATTTTCACTTTAGTATATTGTGCTACAATGTAGTCTGCTACATCTAATAATCCGTTTACTGGTATCATATTATATCTCCTTAATCGTAAAATCTATTCTTGTATTCCTTCTTTATCGCACTTATTCCAGTAGAGGTTGTTTCAAACCCAACTGTTTCACTGAAACCAAACACATCATCGAAACCCATGTTAGCATTCAGTGTCTCCCCCACTACCTTATACTCTATGGAAGAAACTCTTAACTTCAAGTTATCGAATATTGAATTGCTACTTGTTGCCGAAACAGAGTCAACTGTTAGTAAGTGTGAAGTATCATTTCTACTCGCTTCAGTAATTTCTGATAATCTTTCTGCAATGCCTTTACTATATGTACCAACTGTCATTGTTAGTATCATACCTAGTACGTTTTCTATTTCAAATATTACATATTCACCATAAGGTATGTTATAAGTTGGGAAGTCTAGTACTACTATATCACCTGCTTCTAATAATTCAAATCCTTCTTTGTTAATTTGTAATGTTATCTTTCTTGCTTCTCCACTGTGAAGTTGTAGTTTTTTACTTGCTTCTATCATTGCTTCTTCTTGTGTTTTAATAGTGGAATCATTTACTGTTAGTGTTTTTGTATTACCAACCTTATTACTAACCATTGTATGGGAAACACCGTCTCCATTAACAACTACTTTACTTACTTTATCAAAGAGAGAAGTGTTATTTTGTATTGGTTCTATTCCTGCTAGATTCTCAAACTTAATCTGTTTTATTTTCAGACCCGTTTTATCATCAGAGTCTCTAAATATTATTTTCTTTCCTTTTATTTTATAGTCCAAACCTTTCTTATTAGTCAAGGAATTAATTGCCCCATACAAATCTGTATTATTAAATGTCAAATTAGTAACGAATGTTTTTTTGTTGTATTTTATGATAGCAGAATATTGAGGAGGAGAATAGTATTTTCCACCGGAAGCGAAGGTTATTGTTTGGTTATTTATTGATAGTATCTTACCGATTAAATGTCCTTCTTGAGTGTATATTACATCTCCACTATCCAAACCAACTACACTTTCTAAACAGACAACTGTATTTGTTCCATTACTATTTACTATGTTAGTGGTAAATACAGAAGTACTCTTTGTTTCATCATATTCCAATCCTGCATTTTTTACTATGTTTGCTAACTCAGTATCAATATTAGAACCAATATCATATGTAGTTCCAATGTAGCATCTTTTTACATTTTGTAATTTAGGTTTCTTACCTATTGTAACATCAAATATTTCACCACAAGATACCACCCCATTGCCTGTTAGTTTACCATCATAGGTCAATACTAAACATGGCTCAGTTGCTTTACTTGTTTTCTTTGGTCTTGTAAGCGATACTGTAAAATCTACTTGTTGTTTATTATTACCATCAGTAACATGAGTGGTTATTATATCACCTTCTGAGAATAACCCTATATCATTTCTAATAGCACTTGTAGTAGTTCTACATTCAATAAATGGATTATCTGCTACAATAGTACTATCAATATCTAATCTTAGATACATTGAGTAAACTCCTTCTTGGTAGTATTTATTTTCATTAGCAGATGAAGCATCTTCAGATGATGATTTACCACTTCTAAAATTGTCTGCAAAAGTATTGTATTTTATTCCTGTATCGTTCATTACATTAAACTCTATTTTATTTGGAGTTTCGTCAAAAGTTCTTTCTGCTATTTTCATTAGTCTGTATTTAGCACCATTATTTGATGTATCAATTGCAGTATCAAAAGTCAATTCGTGTTTTTCCCAAGAAAGTGTTCCTGTTAAACTAGGGGCAGTAACATTATGGTTTGTTATTTTAGCCATAAACTTAGGAACACCATGATGTCTTGCACTTTTTAGTGTTGAACCATCTACTAACTCTTCCGATACAATATAATATCCTGTTAAGTCAGGCATAAATGATAACCAAGTATGTGGTTTATTAGAGTGAGTTAAGTTGTCACCTAAAGTAAAAGTTATTGTTTTATTACTATTTGAATAAACTACTCCATCTAAGTAACCTGAAATAGATTTAGCAGTTAAATCAAATGTTGGTTTAATTATCATTTGTGGACAAAACATCATCCCTGTATTATTATTGCTAGTACTAGTAATAGCCGTCAACGCATGTGTTGTTTTTCGATATGCAAGAGCGTCATTGAACTTACGACTAGATAGTTTAGTTAAAGGATATAGTTTACTTTTTGTTCCTAAAAGTGAAGCCTGATAATTGTTAGAAACAGTAGCATAAGCACCATTCAATAGGAATCTTCCTGTTTCTGTATTATTAAATTGCCACAATCTTGACGTTTGAGTGTGTTGTTCCTGTCCTGCTGTCCCATAAATAGTACTTCCACCAAATGTACTTTGACTAAAATTAGTAAATGTAGATTCTGCGGCCAAAGATAAGGGCGCACTTGATAGTGATATATCTAAACCAACATTACTTAAGTTGTCAGTAGACGGAATCCAATCTTTAAACAATCCAATACAATTATCATAAACATGTGTTCTACCTACACCTAATGAATTATAATCAGTTGGAGTTTTTGTATGTCCATGTCCATATGATTTTGCAATCATAGCAGAAATCACCCTAGACATATGTAGCAATTTTCTATAACTGTCAGTATTCAAAGCAGTAGTGTTATCATCATCCCAACCATCAATAGAATGAAAAGGAGAATATCTCATATCTCGGTTGTTATTACTAGTCTTTTCAGGAGGGTCTTTATTTTCGGCTATGATAGGTAAAATAATGTTCATCGGGTCATAGTCAGTATCATCTCTCAACATCTGATGAGAAAAGGAATCAGTAGTAATATTTGGGCGCATAAGCCAAGCAGTATGAAATCTGATATTACGGTAATTATTTTGTCTATCAACAAAGTAAGATTCGGGGAAAGAAGAACCGTCTAAATCAGCGTCTCTAGTAGTTAAGCCATCTAAACTGTAATCAGGAGCAGAGAATAATCTGAATGTTTCAACTCCAAAAAACGGATGTCCATTACTAGAGTCACCATAAGGCCATGTGTATCCTGAAAACTTTAGAGTATCATTAGCACTTGTTATAGATAGATTATTTTTAGAAAATCCTTCCTTGGCACTAACTGCTGCTAAACCACCATATTCATTACTATCTAGTATAAAATCACCATCTGCGGTTTCTTCGCTACTAGCATAACCGCTATTTAGTAAAGATAACTTGTAGTACATATCCCCATCAGTATCGTCACTGTCTAATTGACTATCAGTTAAATTAACTATACTTGGTCTTGTTATCATGTGATAATCAAAATAAGGTACGGCAGGTATTTCATTCGAGGAACGTAATGATTCAAAATCAATTGGATTAAAGTGCCAATCAAATGTAGCCTCAACTAACCTTATTATTCCCCATCTTTTCATTTCGGCAGTGTTTTTACCACTCCCTTTGATAACCCCAGTTTCAAAATTAATGTCTCGTTTTAATGATTGTGCAGTTACACCATCATATAGTTGATGTGAGGTTTTATTTGTGCTTTTAGAGGCTTCACTTTCATATATTATACCAAACGTTCCATATGATTTAGAATGAGCAAACATGCTGTTGTGTCTTAATTTAGATGAAGGATAAATATCTCCTGTCGCTAATAATTCATATGGTAATGTTCTAGGGTCTATTTGTTCAAATGCTGAATATAAAATATCTACTTCATACGGTTTATTGCTAGGGTCATCCCAATATACTAAATCTAATGGGGCTGTTCTTGGTAATGGAGCAGTAGCATGGTAATACGATGATAAGTGAGTCCATCCATCTAATGTATTACTACCAAGTTTAGGCTTACTTGTTGACGTAGCAGATAATGTAGTAAGAGTACCATCTGCTTTAACACCATATCCTACTGCATATCCTTGTATTGCTTGAGGTTTTTTACCTACATTATAGATACTATCATGTGTTCTTGTTAAACCTCCCTCATTTATAGTCTGCAAATCCCAATATCTAATGGTTTCAGAAGGGGTTATATTCCCTCCAACCTCAAAATTATTATTGAGTCTATGAATAAAACCACCCGATTCTATGTTATTATTAACCAAATACAAGTTAGTATTTCCTCTATCATCAAGGCTATTTATCTCTACTCGACCCAATACCATTGGGAATAAAGGAGCAATTTCTAATACTGTTGAAGCAGAGTGTTGCTCAGTAATTCTAACTACATCAAACATTTCAGAGTTAACTGACATAATATCACTCTTAGTAATATCCACACCGTTTTCATTTCCTATTGTAAATGCAAAAATTGAGTCCTCGGTTGATATTGATTTAGGGGCAGATATATCATATCCAAGAGTATTGCCTGTTTTTGTAGAATCATCATTAGAAGATAATTGTAATGTAGTGTAATTAAAACTAGCAGTATAACCAATATCTAATCCTGATTTAAATGAAAGTCCTTTTTCACTAATAGAAGTAAAGTCACCAAACCCAACACTATCAGTAGGATTACTTTGTAAGGCTTTAGTCCCTGTTATAGAATTAATCTGATTTGAACCATATGGATTGTATGTTTTAAGTGTGTCATTTTCAGAAGTAGTTAGTGCTTGGTCTGTTAGTGTTATTGTCCATTCATGGTCGCCACCACCTCCGTTATATGAAGAACTAGCAACTTCGCCTATCAAATCATTAGTGTGATTAAACAATAGTGAATATTTAGCGAAGGAATCAGAAGGAACTGGGTTTTCATCATCTAGTTCAATTGTTATTGTCTTACCACTGATAGTAAGATTATCAACATTAGTAATTGGAGATACTGTGAGTAAAGGTGGTAAAGAAGTTTTAATTACATCACTAAATTGTGTTAATGTTTTATTTATTGTATCTCCTAATAACTTAGAACTATCATCTCTACCTGATATCTTAAAACTTGTAAATCCACTTTCTGTTTTAATATCAATATCTTCTACTTCACCACTAAAGACTTCATCTGTAATAGAATAAGAACCATTATAGTAATATGGAATATCAGCAGAAACTGTTGATTTTTGATATAACGTCTTATTAGGATTCTTTAATTTAGCATATTTATTATTCTTATCAGCATAATCTATTTCTAATGCATGACTATTATATTTTAATGGTGTCATAGTAGATAGGTGCATTCTACTATCCGTTCTTTGCACCGCTACATTATCCATAGTTAAAGTCTGAAATACTCCTCCGGTAGTTATCTTAGCAACTGTATCTGATTCAAACTCAAAATTAAGAACTCCTGAATAGGGCATTACAAACATGGTTTTACCTAGTATTTCTATATCAGGGTCAGGTGTATTTAGGTTGTCTGAACCAACCCAAGATGAAGCACTAGTTAACTTGTAATCTTTAATTGTAATAGTTTGAGCATTATCAGAAGACTTGTTGGTAATACTATGCACAACAAAATGATAATCTCCTACCTCAATAATATCGTTTACTGATAGCATATGGTGTAAATCTATTTCTGTTGGGATATCATATAATGTAAGAGCATTATATGATGTCTTATTTAGATATCCTTCTATCTTCTTTTTAGTGAACTTACCATTAAATAGATTATTTCTTAGTTTTAACACATCTCCTTCTCTAATTTTTAGATGTTGAAGTCCACTATTATCCATAAGAGTAATATGAGCCATTTTAGTCAACTTGTTTTTAGGACTATTCAATGACTTACTTTGTATAGGCTCAATTTTATTATTCTTGTATTCTGCTTTTTCAAAAGTAATGTATCTATTTGGCCCAGTTAAACCACCATCAATACTGTTAGCAGTAGGAGTGAGTAAATCGTTTGCCTGTCTTTTCATTTTAACAAAGGCACTATCCCATTTTGTTGCATCAAAAGAAGAATTACTAGTATTGCTATCAGTAGTCTTATGAGCATCTACTAATGTTGCGAGTATTTTGCTTCTTCCCAAACTCGGTATTGTGTTAGAAAACTTTGATTCAGTTCTAAATACTACATTTTGTATAGTCTTACCGATTTTTATTTTTTCTCCACTTGTACCTACTGTACCAACATTTACGGTGAATGTTGCTCCGTGTACAGCCACTGAAAGTGCGTTGCCTGAACTATACCCAGTACCTCCATTAGCAATAGCAATACTAGTAAAAGAATGTACGCCTAATCCTGAATCATATGCTACTGTAATATTAAATGTAGCACCATTTCCATCTCCTCCTGTCGAGGAATAGGTGTTAGTTCCAGCACCTCCTGTTAAACTACCTGATTGTGAAGTTGATGCTATTGACAGTACAGCATTCGAACCTGCGGTAAAAGAACTTAAACTAATTCTAGAATAATCAATTTTAAATTGTCCTGCTGTTCCTGTCTTTTCTTTAATATTACCAATATAATTATTATTAGAATCAAAAATAGATTGTCCTTCAATTAATTTATTTAGGTCAGTATTACCATTTGTTAAATGAAATGTCTGAGAAGTAGTATTGGCATATTGGGTGTGAGCAGAATAAATATCAACATTTAATTCTGTTCCATAAGCCCACCATCTCTCAGATGTAACATTATACTTCTCACAAAAATCTAATTGATTATCTTCATCTAACCTATCATTATAGAAATAAAATAGTGGTCTAATGGCTCTTACTGTAACATCATACTTATCAGTGGCTAAGTCTGAATCTCCTCTTAAGCCATAACTGACTGCAACAACTGATGTATCTGTTTTAGCCGTTCCTTTGTATATTTCAAAATTAGAATTAATAGGAACTGCTGTTGGGTATTTAGGCTCAAACTCTAATCCATCACCAAACTCATCAAACGATGTTATTCTAGTTATTCTAGCAAAGTGTGGTCTAATGTTATTCCTACTTTCAGTGTCTAAAGTACTTACTAATGAAGTACTATGAGAATCTTTATTTCCTGTGAGGTCGGGATTGATTAGAATAAAATAATCATAGTTATCAATATCTAAACCTATTACACCACCCGAAGGATAATTAGAAGTATCATATTTGAACTTACTATTATTTACACTAGTATCATTGCTATTTGAATCATATACTTTTATTTTATACGAATTAGTTTCATCTCTGTTTTTAGCATAAGTGCTTAATGAAGTATTAGTTGGATATATCCGATTCACAATTAAACTAGCATCATCGTTTGATACACCACCACTATGAGGAGCATTTCGTATTTCAATAAAGTTAGCAGAATCAACCCAACTAAGACCTGTTGTTGAGTTTTCATATCCTATTTGAGTTGCTTTAAATTGAGGATTAACTGAAACATCTGAAAAAGCATCACTACTAACAAACTCATTTCTTTTATCATCATAATCACTAGTTATGTCAGTATCTTTTTTACCTACATTAATGGGATAAAACATCCTACCAGTTGTAGGGTTTGCCGCACCCATTTACTCACCAAACCTGTAATAAAACAATATGTTACTATAACTTGGAGAAAGTGTTTTGGTTGTAGATAGATTTGGAGCATTACCACTATGCATTGCTATTTCATATATTTCACCATAAAACTGTTCACTAGCAGAAGACCCTTTTCCTATTTTACAATCACTAGGATGTAATGTTACATTAGACTCTAAATGTTGTGTTGATACTTGTAATGAATTATCAAGATATATTTCTGCGGCATGTTTTAGATAAGTAAAAGATATCTTATACATTTGGTCTAAATATAATGCTTCCTTCAATTGGGAGTAATAAACAGTAGTGCTACTTTGGGCTTTATCCATTGTTATTACTCCTGCACCACTACCCGACAAAATATTTGTACCGACTACTTTACCGATAGAAACTCCTGAACTATTAAACAACTCTGTTCCTTTGCCAACTAGATTGATATTACTAGCAGTTCCTAATGTTAAAGTAGAGGCTGTACCATTACCAGTAGCAGTATCCAATTTAGTTAGAGAAGTAGTATTACCTACATAATACCCATAAGGGTCATAATAACCTGTTAGTTTATTCTCTGCTTTAATCACTGTATCCGTTTCTAAGGTTTGAAAAGTTCCATTTGTTGATTTGAACTTGGCTACTATTTTATATTCGGCGGGTTGATTATAACTATTATCAGTAGTATTTTCTAAATATAATTGTACATTAGTATTATGAAATATCATTAACTTATTTGGAGAACTAGTATATTTTGTAGTAGAAGACGTTCCTAATATACTAGTACTTTCATATGTACTTGCTCTACTACTAAGCGAATCACTCGGATATGGAGGAGTTTTAGTAGAATCTAATACCCCGAACTCAGCGTTTCCATGTCTAGCAGAACCATTTACGTCATATGGCGTAATAATACATTCAATAGTAAATGCCCCTGTATTATCCCAAGGGTTTCTATTTCTTACATCAGAAATAGTATTAGCAGTAGGAGTACCAACATTATCGCTTGATGGTTCTACTTGAGTAACAGATATGTCATAATCTAGATTTAGATAGCCGCTTGACAGAAGAGGAAAGACTAGTTTGTATGGACTACCTACATATGCGTTAACCATTTCTAATCCCTCAATCTAAGAAGTTATCCGCTATCACCTTTGCTTCCTCAAACTCCAATTGGAATTGTACAGATGGAAACTCCTGTCCTGAAACTGTTGTTGAAAATGAACGAATAAATCCTGTAATTCCTAGAGTAGCAGAATCTGTATCAGTAGAATTATATGGAGTAAAATATGCTTTACCTCCACTAACAGCCGCAGTAAAGTCATTATCATATTCTCTGTTCTTCCATGACCAAGGTATTAACTTACAATCATTCAAATCAGTATTCTCATTAGTATTTGCATGATATTCAAAATCATGGTTAACTCTACTTGGGATTAAGATAACAATCTTGTTTATATTTTGGTCATCTTGAAACGTACTAGCATCAACATAAGAATGAATTAACTGTGCTAATTCAAAAGAAGTGAATCTTCTTGCCTTTGATTCCCCATCTTCTGTTTTCTTTTTAGTGATAGTTTGGTCAACTAATATTCCTGTTACACTAACAGTTTTCTGAGCCATACCAATATCCATAGCCAAATTAAGAGACTCACCTCTTACTGCTCCTGAGAATGGTACTCCTAGATTCATTACTGTTTTACTTGTTGATACTGTTAAGTCACTAGCAAGTAAAGAGATTCTATTCTCTTGACCACTACCAAACTCATTCCTTCTTTGTAGTTCTAAGAAGACTCTATAATTTGGGTCAACCATCACAATCTCCCCGTAGTATGTGCTGTTCTATTCATCTTTAGATTAATTTCTCTAGCAACCTTATTTGCTATATCTCGTATCTCTGCATCAGAAGCACCAACTCTACCATTAACATGAACGTGTATGTTACTTCCTGCCATTCTTCTACTTTCAGCGTTAGAGTGTACTCTTGCTCCTGAAGGTAATCTAACTAGTTCAGGCCCACGTTCTCCAACTAAAGCCATACCACCACTACTTACTCCACCATTAGCAAAGGAAGCAAGACCACCACCAAGAGATGCACCTGCACCCTGAATATCGTTACCAAAACCTTTGATTGCTCTACCACCTAAACTTGATGGTATTTTACCACCAATAAACTTGACAATACCACCAATAACCGTGAATATTCCTTTTAGTAATAAAGAAAGCATTGTTTGTAGAGTTCTTAGAAGTATTCCTATCAAACCATTCATCATCTTAATAAATCCATCTTGTAGTTTCTTACCATCACCACCAAATGCTCCTTGAAACATCATAAAGACTCCTGTCAATGCTTCTTTTATATTAGCAAGTATCTTACCAAACAAACCAAATTGTTCTTCAAACTTTTTGAATCTTGTACCTAATTTCATTTTCTTTATTATAAATATTAATAGTGCGATACCTGTAACTATTAATACTAATCCTATCATTGCTTTTCCTAAGAACGCAAGACCTACAACAAAGAATTGTCCTATCTTTCCTGCTATTGGCCCAAGTTTTTTACCAAGATTAGCGAATGCAGTTTTTGCTCTACCCTTTATGTCACCTCTTTGACTTTCATTGCGAAGAAAAGACATTTTACCAAAAGTACCACTCATCCCAATATCCATAAGTCCTCCTCCTCCTTTTACTAAATGCCTACCAAAACCTGTTGTTTTAAACTGCTTTGCACTATCTTTGAAATAATTCATAATACCTCCTTTTCCTTCGCTGTCTGCTGTAAAACCTCCTTTAAGAAAATCTCTTGTAGCGTTAGGTATTAGTGATTTTAATATTGCTTTTTTAACACTTTTTTGAGCCTTTTTAATTCTTTCATCAGCCATATCCCAATACTTACTGTATTGTTCTGCGGGGTCAACCCCTTTAATACCGCTAAACATGTTATACAGAGGGTCATTCTCTAATGCTTTACCACCATCAATCAGTAATTTTCTAGCCTTTTGTATATCTTTTAATGAATCAGCCAGTTTGAGATTTGCTTCAATTGACTCTATTGTTGATTTAGTTGCTTCTTCTTGTCTTTTGTGCATAACGTTAATAATATTTCCAACCGCACGAATCTGATTCTGAACTCTCCACATTCCTGTTCCTGAAAGAATACGGCTGATAATATTCCATTCCTGACTGCTTCTAGCAAGTTCACCAAAGGCTTCACCTGTTCTAGTTATAGAAGTATTAGCCCTATCGAATGCTAGGCTTAATTTAGAAAGGTCTTGAGCCGTGTCTGTCATTCTTTTTCATCTCCCTATCTAATTCTTTATGTTTCATTGATTCTACTTCTGCATGTATTTGTAGCATTTCATTCATTAATCTCATTGAGGTGTATTGTGCTTCCGCAGGACTTATTGAGAAAGTCTTGCAGTATGAATACAATATGATTCTAAAGGCAACAGAAGGTTCTACTTCTCTACCGTGTAGTGCTTTACGAATCAAATTGCTTTTTTTGTATCCTCCTCCTGCAAATCAAAGAATGGGTTTGGGAGGACTTCTTTTAACTGCGCCCCAACATAAGGGCTTAGTCTGAGTAATTCTAAACTAGTAAGTACGGGTTCTGTTTTCTCTACGAACTCTGTACACATGAACTTATACATCTTGTTTAAATCAAGAGTCATTTCACCATTGTCACCCATTTGCATGACAGTAGATAGTGCTTGCTCGACTTGTAGCCAAGTGGGTTCTTTTACCCATACTTTTAGCACTTCATCCGAATCAGGTCTTACCTTTATCGTATGGCATTCAGTTGCAATTGTTGCAAACAGGCTGTTCTTATCACTTACTATTTTTTCTTCACTCATTGTATTTCCACCTAACTAAAAACTAACAAACAAACGATGTTAGTGGAATGTAATGAATATAATAAAGGTTCTAACTTACTTAGAATCCCCCTATATTCCTGATGCAGATTGAAGTATTTTCCAATCTCCTTGATACTTAGCATCTGCTAATTTCCTAGCAGAAAGAACTACATCTACCTGTACTGGCCCTTTATCTTCAGGCAAAGGAACAGTTACACTTTGAGTAATATAATCTTCAAACTTTAACTCAATGAAATCATCTACTGTACTATTATCCATATCCTTAGCAAACTTTAGAGTTAGTTGTTGACCATCACCATTAGACTCACCATCCTTTCTTAGTTCATCCCAAATTGTTGTATCCGTAACAAGTAATGATAGGTTGATGTCATATGTTCTCTGAGCAGGTATGTGTGCTGACATTATTTGACGAGAAGATTGTCCTATGAATCTTTGAGGAGTTATGTTGTTATTGATAGCAACACTACCTGACTTTACTCTAGCAACAGTCTGACCATACAATTTAATCTGTCCACCGGAAAACAAGTAAGGTCTGATATTAGTATCATCAGCATGATAGTTGAATAAACCAGTACTTGTACTATCATTTGTTCTTTGCCTTCTTCTAGGTGTATAACCCGCAGGAGCATCAAAAGCCCTTCTTGTAACTAAGTCTAGATTTGCTTTCAACTCTTGTCCTTCATCGAAGTTCATAGTTAAACTGTTTACTTGACATCCAGTAAATACTCTAGCATAGATATCTTTGAATGGTCTTGTAGTGCTATCAGTTGTAGTACCTAATGAACCAACATAATAATTAGCATTTGCTAAACCTGATTTTTCATATGTTACTTCTAATGCAAAAGAAGGTAATGCGTCTCCATTATTCTCAGTAAAATCATAGAGATAATAACCACCTGCATTTTCTGTTACTTGTTGTAATTGTGTTTTATCTGAACTTGGTGGATATTCCTTTCCTCCTATTGTTCTAACAAGTCTATGGTTAGTTGTATCTATTGCTACTCCTGTACCTGATAAACTGTTTGCTGAACCTAATACGTGTGCTGTTCCGCCACCTGATACACCATTAGCAACAGTATAGTCTCCTAATGCATAGTATAACCAAGAACCATTACCCATTGAAATATCTAAAGAACCTCCACTAACAGTTTCTCCTTTCTTGTATTGGTATCCTAGATTTCTAGAACCACCTAATGCTAAACTAACTTGTGCTACTTCTACTTCTACATTAGGAGGAGTTAGAGTATTAACAAGACCTAGCCAATTATCTGCTAGTAGTGTAGGTTTTCCTGTTATCACATTAGGAGCAGGAGAAGGTGCGCCAAAAGACATGATAGTGATATCAATATCATCATCAACTGCGTCTCCAATATCTTCTGCAAAGGTAATAGTGTTTCCAGTATTACTCTTAATCATGTATGTTCCATTAAAACTAGCACTTGTAGCGTTTACTATCTTAGCCATACATCCTTGATATAAGTTAGTTACTAAGGTCATTGCAACACCTTCAACAGCATCAATCAAATCAACAGTAGTAAAATCTGCAAGAAGGTCGCATCCTTCAAAATAGATGTCACTTTCAGGTATCATTGTAGCACTTACACCTGCTCCTGTAAACACCTCATCTGTCAAAATTGTTGTTGTCGTCATACGCTTCTCCCCATTCTCTTCATCTCTACGCCTAGTTTATAGCCCAATAACCTTTTCTTTCTATCATTGGCTTCACTCCTACTTTGCAACTTTATTATTTCTGCACTATCGGTGTAAACTGTTCCCCCCACTGTCGTAGATATAGTAGGGCTAAGTGAGTTTGTCTCAAGAACATGTCGCAAGATTCTGTATAATATTCTAAGTCTATCTCTAGATGTTGTATTATCAGCAAAGTCTCTTCTATGTAATACTCTCATATGTATTGTAAAAGAGAATGTTTCATTTCTAACTGCGTAATCCATAGTAGGATATGTGGTAGAAGAACTATCTTCATAGACAACAATAACTGCTGAATCACTATCAGCGTCTACTCTTCTTCCTTCCTTTGGTTCAATTGAACGAACATCTATTACTTTAGGAACAGGTAAGTTAACGGATATTTTTCCACTATTGTATAATGATAATGCAGAGGAACTCCAATTATCAGTAATCAATCTCATTACAAATGTAACTTCATCAAGGAGTTCTGCCATTTACTGCCTCCATTGCTTTTTCTTTTACTTTACCGACAAAGACATCTAATGCATGTTTGAATACTTCATCATCACTAATAGAAAATCCTGCATAACCTAGTTCTGCTAACGCTTCATTTCTTTCCATCTCTCTATCCAAGATTTCACGGAATAAATTGTTTAAGTCTTGCATAGTATCACGATATAAAATGTATTAGATTCTTTTTACCATCAACTATTTTATTTGCTTCTTCAAGCATAATGTCATGTTTGGTTTTCAAATCAATATTAGAATCTGTCTCGGCAATTAAAATTGAGTTGTCATCATGCCTAATAATTTCTGCCGCAACAAACTTAGTCGCCGCTTCATGTATTGGTGCAGGAACTCTACCATCACCCGCAACATATGCAACTCTAATTGAATGATTAGTGATGTGAGGATATTCTTGTAAAAAGAATATTTTCCCCTCACTTTTCATTTGCCAAAAGTCTCCTCTTCTTCTTTGGTCTTGGTGGTCAGTAAAACCTTCTACTGAACCAAATGTAGAAGAAATTGTACAGTTAGACCCGTCATCACCTAGAAGCAATGAAGATATTACAATTGTATCTCCTTGTTCTGAATCAGTGGTAGCATAAAAGAAATCTGAAATATGTACACTATCATTTCCGTTTGCCGTTACAGTTTTAGATGCAGTTTCTCCTGTAAACTTAGCCGTCTTCATAGGATATACTTCGTTGATAGCGTCAACTATCTGACTAGCCGTTGTTTTTGGCCCAAAGTTATCAAAGAAATCAGTTGCTTCATCTAACTCAAAAGTATATGTTCCCACCGTTAAAGATATTTTCCAAGCACTACTAGTTACAGTACTTGGTACTGTTAGTCTAGCAGTTGCTGATGCTAGGTCTTTCCAATTATTACCTTGGTATATTTCTAACCTGACTAACTTCTGAACTTTAGGTTGGGATAGTTGAATGAACCCAACATAATCTTTGTATGGTCTTACTGGGTATGCACCTTGATTGAATGCTGTATCAAAAGAATGAAACTCTTCATGATGTAATATTGGCCTATATGATTGTTTGATACTATCATCTATTTTTTCTTCTACTCTTTTTATTATCTTACCTACTTCTGCGATAGTAGGGGTAGTTGAACTAGTAAATGCACCAATTTGTAATAAGTTAGAAACATCTGTATGCGTAGTATAGTAACCATTACCTAACGTATAACTAACATTAATATTTGTAAAATCACTTGGAGAACTTACTTTGCCCATCTAATCACCTTTCTATCATTTCCTTTAATCCTTCATACTCAGTATAAACTAATCTTAATTCATCAGCATCATTAGAATCAGTAAGGGTAGTTCTATTTTCTTTTTGTTTATCTGAAGCACCTATTCCTCTTTCAGAAAATCTACCTGTTTTGAATCTATCTTTACCACCACTAACACGGCGACCAATATTAGTATCTACTTGACTAGTAACTTTTATTTTTCTACTAAACGTTAGAATTGGTATTCCTTCAGTATCGGATACTTTGAACTCAACATCTCCTTCTCTTTTCCAATCTTGACTTTCTTCTAACTGTTCTTTTATTGTAGACATTAATCCATCAGTATCATCAGCCTCTGCTAATAGTGGAATAATGTTAACTGATTCTCTGTAATCCCCACTCTTGATGTTCTTTAGTATTGCTTGTATCTTTGAGATAAAAGTATTGTGATTACCAAAAGCAGGATAGTATTCTTTAATTTCACCATCTTCTTCTATACCAATTGGTTTTTTCTTTCCTTCAACTGCTTGTACTTTGGGTGTTTTCCTATCTGCTGTTGCAATCTGAACCTTTTTCTTGTTTTTATCAAGACCATACATGAACATGTTATATAATTGGTCATCTTTAGGATTGATTACTTCTTTAAACTCGGTTTCTGTTTGTTCAGGATTTGATAAGTTATAATCATCATTCTTAATAGAAACTATTAGTTGGTTGAAAAACTCAACTAATTCTTTCCTTCTTTTCTCAGACAATATTTGTATAAACCTATCAAAAGGTGCTTCGTTTTTATCATACACATAACTACCCCAATTAGATTCTAAATCATCAAACAGTGATTTTAACATAAGAGTTCTTTTTGTCATATTTTTAACAGCAGATGTAAGTTTCTTATCTTCATCCTTTCCTCCACCTTTAACAGCCCATAAAATAAATGCTTCTTCATCTTCCCACTCTTTCATTTTCAGAGTAATACTTACTTGGCCTAAATCAATTTTATTTGATTGCGGAGTTAATGCTCCTAGTATTGCATCCTTTAATCCTGATTTTCTTTGTGACCTAACTATCTCAATAAGTTCCTTTTCATTTGGGAGAGATATATCTTGCAAACTTTCCCAAAGTTCCTCTAAGTTTTCACTTCTATTTTCTGTGTTAAATGCTTCTTTCTTACCAAATGAGTTTAATTCATATCTACCATTACCTAAAATCTTCAGACTAACAAGTTTGTTAGACCCTTTTGTTTCGGCTTTTCTTAACATCTTCTGAGTGATACCTGCATCATCATCTTCTTCCTCTTCCATACCTTCAGCAACTTCTCTATCCATTTCTGCTTGGTATGCTTCTTCTTCCTCTGCCTCTTTTTCTTTCTGAGTTTTTTTCTGTTCTGCTATTTCCTTAACACTTAGATTCTTTCCTTTAACAGAATTAAATTGAAATGAATCTTCACCTAGTACTCCATATCCTTCTACCTTGAACAGTTTAGTAAAATACCCTTCAGTATCAATAGTAATATCTGTACCTGTTGTTGATAAGAACTCTTGTAGTGTGGATGGATATAGTACAGGCTCACTTCTATCAAATGCGCCTAACAGTCTACTACTTCGAGAAATGTATTTGTCTTTTGCTTTTTCTTGAGCAGGTTTAGTTTTCCTATCAGTATCATCTAACCCCTTACCATATCTGTCTCCTAAGAGTTTACTCACTTTCAAATCATTACCTAAATCAATAAGACGAGTGTTTTGGTCATCCATCACATCTCTCAGACCTTCAGAGAATGCACGATTTTTACCATCAGGTTGAATATAACCCATTCCTTGTAGTTCAAGTACTAGTTTGGACAATGGGGCTTTTTCTATAATAGAAAGAAACGATTGTAGATATTCATCATATTCTTCCTCATCGAAATACAAGTCAGTACCTTTGTAGTCACTATCATCTAAAGTAATTAGATTTCGTGTGACCCTTCTAACCTTTTGCATGTTAGGTGTATCTGATACAGAATTGAATACATATGCGGCTAGATTTCTGAATAAAGGTTGATTATCTAACAAGTCTTCCCATTTACCTTTTTTATCTTTAGGAGTTAAAACAAAACCTGTTTTCAGCCTATCTACTACCTTATCATTTACTCTTATATCCGGCATTCATCAGACCCCAACCTATGCAAGCCATTTAGCCCATGCAACTGCTTTACCCAAACCTGATGCTAAACCTAATCCACTTTGAGGTGGAGTATATGTTGGCTGTCCTGTTTGTGGGTCTATCCAATACGGATTGTTCATGTTGTCATAACCACTTGGAGGAATAGGATAGCCACTACCATTGTTCATAGCCATTTGCTGTTGGTTCAAGGTGTTGTTAAAATTAGTACTCATATTACCGCCTTGTATCTGACTTGGGTTTAAGCCTTGAGGGTTCATACCCATTTGTGGAGTTGTCGTAGGTGTTTGTTGCTGTGGAGCAGAGAAACCCTGTGCTTCTAGGTATTGTTGTTTAGCCATTCTTCTTTGCATAACAACTTCACTATTGATTGCAGTAGCCAATAGATTCTGCAAATCTAAATCTATATTTTCTTGTGTAATACTAGTAAAGTCAGAAAGTGCTTCAGGAGACATTACTAAGTTTCCACTTGAACTTTGATTAAACTCTAATTTAACTAACATTTGACTAACCGTTCTAGTAACAGTATCTTCAATTAGTTTTTCTAATGCTCCTAAGAATGCTTCTCCATGATACTGAAAGAAGTCTTCTACATGGTTTTCTTGCAATGTCAAAAGGTTGTTCATTGCTTTAAATTGGGTCTGCTGTTGCGCTCCAATTTGTGTTGATAAGTTACCATTGCTTGTTCCGAATAATCCCATTACGCTACCTCCTCTTGCTCCGAACTTGATACTACCTTAGCACCTTCAGTTAATAGTGTTTTGATTCTTTCGTTAATTCCGTTGTTTTCTATTATTAGTCTAAACAACTCTTCCTCTTTAGTTTCAGAAACACTAGAAGGGGGGTGTATTGACCATCCTAAAGATGAAAGAGATTGTATGTCCTGTTGTTTTAATCCTGTTAATGGCCCACTTGCTAATGGATTTAGAGTTTTAACCGAAGGCATATATGCACTGAAAGAAAGGCCATGTTCGTCTGCTAGTATTTGTTGTTCTAACATTTCATATTGCCTGTGTATCTGAGCATGTTTTTCACAATAAGTACCACGCATTGGATATCCTTTACGCACCTTATGTAATGGAAGGGGTGGCCTCATTGCATCTCCTGCTTCCCAAACTTTTTGTGAACCACATACTACACATCTATCTTTTAAATTGTATTTGAATCTGTATGGTATTTTCAAGAACTTTTTCTTTTCAGGCATTAATATCTTAGTTATCTCTTTCAATTGTTTCTTTGGTTTTGTATTTTTAAACTCATAAAACATTACCGCACCTGCGGCTCTTGCGGCTGAAAACCTATCTAAAAATGGGTTCGCTCCTGTATTTGCTGACTGTGCGCCAATCAAACTTGGTGGTTGGAATTGCATTGACATCTATCTCTCTCCTCTAGTAGTCCCTTATCATTGTTAGGATTCCTCTATATACCATCTCTGAATCAGATTTAGCACTTACAATATACTTATGACATGGGATTCCTTTATCATTTAATTTCTGCATTCCATTTCTAAATGATTCAAATATCGGGTGTTTTTCTATCTTACCATCATAGTCATATTTATCTTTCCATAAATCATATTTGTTAGCCCAAAGAGCAACAGCAATTGGGTAGTCATGCATTTTCTTTTTCTTCTTTTTTCCGTTAACGTTCCAATAAGGAGAACAAATAGTATCCACTAAAAAAGTCCAACATAACTGTTGTTCTATATCGTAGTGTTTATCCATATGCCTATCATCTAACATGAATATAATATATTTAACATGTCGAGTACGCATATCTTCAACCCACTCAGTCCAAAATACAGTCTCTCCACCAACATCAGCAGTTTTGACAGTATGTGCATCCCCATCTAATTTTACATACTTTCTAGATGCTCTCTTTAATCCAACTGTTCTATCTGTAATAGAAGGTACTTCACCCCTAGTTCTTAGTTGATGATGTAATGTAGTTTTACCTGCTTTACTTGCTCCATACACACCAAAAGGAATTGAATGAAGTCTTTGATATACTTTGTTAAGACCTTCAACAAGTAGTATAGCAAAACCTGCCATTACTGACATTTTGCCTCAACCCCATAGATGATGCCAAAAACTAAACATTCCGTCTAATATCCATTGAAATACATTTATTCCAAAAAGAGGTAACATATGTCCAATAGAAAAACTAGTAACACAAGCAATACCACTCCAAAGAAAAAATCTTGCTCTTAAGAACCATATATCAGCAGAATGCGCTCTTTGTAAATCATAGGCTAATGTAGATTCATCGAATCCCATTAGTATTTCTGAAACCATATCTTACCCTCATTCATTGAATTGGGTTAAAAATGTTGGACTCAATGCATTATCATTAGTTGTTACTGACTGCATAAATGGAGTCTGAATCTCCCCATAATTTTGTTGTTGGAATGTTTGGTTAAACTGACGTAGTGAATCTCTAACTCTCTTACGGTTTTCTTCTTCTCTAGCCTTTCTATTCCAATAACCGTCTATATTTCTCTTTAACAAAAACTCTTCTATAACATCGTTTAGGAATAAATCAAATATCGCTTTCATTATCATTATTGCCCCTACTGTTGCAATACCGAATAAAACAGCATGAGAGAATCCTCCGTATGGAAAGTTAACTCCTACCATTTGGTAAAAGTAAATATTAACACCACTCATTGCTCCTACGAACAATATAGTCATAATTAATCTTGTATCTGTATCAATTGATGGCAATGAATCAACTCCATGTACAGGAGTATGCCCCACCACTCCCAGTTAATATTGCAGTAATACCAGTACCCATTGCCCTACCATGCATATCAAACTCAGCAGTAGAATTGGCAGTCACTATCAATCTAGCAACTTCATCAGATGAACCAACAGTAGTACTAGCACTATCATAGATTTTTAGTGTTGCAGTTCCAGTTGCAGTAAAATGAATGCTATTTAATTTACAATTACCAGTATTCAAAACTGCACTAGCGGTTCTAACGGGGCTACCTGCGACTCCCCCGACCATCATTTCACATCCTTTTTAGTGGTCTTTTTAGCAGGTGTTTTCTTTGTGGTTGTTTTCTTAGCAGGTGTTTCCTTCACCTCTTCTTTAGCAGGAGCAATAGTTTCAACAACTGTTTCCATTACTTCTTCTACTTTCTTTTTGGCGGCTGACTTTTTCTTTGGATATAGAATAGATAAAACATCATCTTCTTCTGCAACATTCAAATGTGCTTTTAGATATCTTAACCTTCTGTCGTCTAATGTTGAAATATGTTTCTTATCATCTTGTGTAAAATCAATAAGAATTGATTCATCACAACAATAGTCTATTGCAATGTTTGCAGGAACTTCGCACCATGTATGCGCTCCTATCGAATATTCGCCTTTTCCTATTACCATCTCGCCTTCAGGTCTATGTCTTACTAGTTTCATTAATGCCATAATTATGCCTCCATTATATTGGGTAGTATCCCCTACCCCGATAGTTCGGAGTAGAGGGTACTACTTTACGTTTTCACTTTCTAATGAAGTACTTTAAGCACTCTTTAGGTTAGTAATCTTACCTTGTCCTTTGAAGAAGGAACAGCATGTCTCACCCATAGTGCGGTACATACCTTGGTTTCCAAGTTTACCAACACCGAATGGGTTTCCACTAGTAATACCATCTTCGAAGTATTGTGTAGGTTTCATTACAGATAGCCACAAGTGGTCAGTATCTAGAATCAGTATGTCACTGATACGGTTAGTTACACCTGCACCTGTTGACGGCATATCCTTAGCAGGGATAATTGGTATGTCATAGTATGTTGCAACTCTGAAACCAACTTCTTGACCCTTAACACCACGAACACCATTATGGGTAGGAACAATCTCTTTCCTGTCCATGAATCTTTCTTGTGCTTGTAACAAGTCAGAAAGTTTCTGTATGGTATCATATCCAGTAAGGATAACTTTAGGGTTTCCACCGTTTTGGCGTATTTTCCTAATCATATCGTTAAGTAGGCTCAATGTTAGAACTCTACAATCAGCAGGTAGGTATCCTGCTCCGAAATCAACTTCTGCATCTAAGAAAGAAGGTACACCTGTGTAGGTGAATGACCCACTGCTTCCTGCAACTGTTACAGTTCTTGTTGAACCGTAGATAGTTGCCGCATCAGCAATCTGAGCGAATGTACCATCGTTGTTCTTGCTGTTATGGAAGATGTTATCTTCTTGCATCATAGCCAACTCAGCCGCAGATGAAACTATCTTCAGTAGTGAAGTATAGTTCTTCTCAATACCTGTTGTACCGTTCTCGTTATACTTCTCAAGAGGCATAACTAACATTTTACTCTGAACTTCTGCGTGTAGTTTACCCATGTCTTCTCTAACGATAGCACGAATATCACCAACACCGTCATCAATTGCTGCAAGTTCCATTCCAAGTTCTGAGAACTCAAACAGATGTGCAACAGTCTTAGGACTGACGTATAGTTTTGTGTACTCAGGCGCTAATGCATGGAAGTCTGTACCAATTACAGCATTCTCTCCAACTCCACCAATAGTATCTGCTCTTGGTGTTGCCGCATCAGCAGAACTAATTGAACCAGTTACAGCGTTAGAACCTGTTGCGAAATTAGAACCACTACCACCAATAGGTCGGCTCTTTAGAACTCTCCAACCTGAAGATGTGTATGGCCTCTTTGCAATCATAGAAAGAGGGTTTACTTCTTGGTTCAGCATAGACCAAACTTTCTGTCCATAAAGAACGTTGTATAAGTCACCTAGACCTGCCGCCGCAGTAAAGGGATTTGAAGAAGCATCGTGAGGTGTACCAAACCCACCAACAACTCCACCCGCTTTGAGTAGAGCATTACCGGAGTTTCCACCGTATCCGTACGTAGCCGCTTCTAAATCTTTCATTGTTTTAATATATCCTGACATATTTAATCACCTCTTGTTAATGCGTGTAAGTCATCCCAAGACATCTCAGCCGCCGCTTCGATACTTGTTGGGAAACCAGTAGGTAGTGACATAGCCACTTCTTGTGCTTTCCTAATCTCAGAGTTTCTCTCTGTTAGAGATTTGCGTAGTTCAGCAAACTCTGTTTTCAGAGCCGCTACATCAGAACGAGCATCATATTCTGCTCTTTCTGCTTTAGCCTTTTTTACAGATAGTTCGTTAGTAAACCTTGCTTCGAACTCTTTACTTAGAGAATCGTAAGCCATTGCTTCCATTCTTTCTGCTTTAAACTTAGCATAAGCCTTCTCAACATTCTCAACGCTCAAATCAAGAGTAGAGAAATCAGTTCCCTCTAATCCTTTTGCTACGTTAAGTGCAGCAGGTGCAGCAGTAGGCTTACCGCCACTTACTACTTCTTCTCCTGCTTCGAACTCTCTTGTTTCATCTTCATCAAGAGCCTTCTCTTCCATGTCTTCGTCTGCTTTTTCTTCCATTTCCATGTCTGCTTTTTCATCCATGTCCATGTCATCTGCATCAGTATCCATATACTCTGCGTTCTTTGTTACGGCATCATCAACTTCACTGTGAACGTTGTTAACTTGTTTCATCAAGTCATTCAACTCTTCCAGTGCTTTTTCCAATTTTTCACTCATTGTTTTATCCTCCATTTTTAAAATGTCGAACTTTGCTTCGGGATTAATCCCTTTCTCGCAGATTGTAACTTCATGCAGTTCCAACCTGTCTATCTCGTTGTATTCCCCATACTCATCAGAAGTCTTTTGCTTCTTTGAGATGGCTTGTCCACCTATACTAAAGGAACGAAGTGTTCCTTTTCTAATACCTCTTGATATTTCTTTTGCCTTTTCTATGTCATCTCTTAATTTGATAACTACATAGAACCCAACATCATCAACTGAAGTCTTGTGGAGTACACCGTGACTATCACGGTATTGCTCAACAACTTCTCCAACTTGTACATTAGAATGATTAGACATTACATTTCTGTATTTCTCGTCAGACATGTATTTTTTAACAGCATCATTTAATGCTTCTAGTGTGATTAAATCATTTTGTTTGTCAACTATTTCTATTGAAGCATAACCTCCAATGATTAAACTATCTGACTTAAGAATGCTGAACTCATGAGAAGATTCTGCCTTTAGTAAAGGAGATTCCATCATCAACATTGCAGTCAAGTTTCTACTCTTACTATATTAAATAAATGTAAAATTAATCCTTTTTAGGTGTTGGGAAGTCTAATACAGCATATGTGTCTTCAGCAATATTCCATTTGTTAGGGTTCTCTTTATCCTCTAACATTTCTTGCTTCTTACCTGTCCATGCAATCCAACTCTTTTTTTCATCTAACGGCACTACTCTGAAATGCATTCGAGTTTCAAACTTATCTCCATCAAGACGATATTCGTGATAACCATCTTTTTGTATTCCTAATTCAATATCTCCTTTATCTAACACTTTCTTTGACTCTCCTATTTTCTTAGAAACAATAGCAGGATACTTACCTGACTTGCCGAATAAGTCATAGATATCTGTATTGCCTTCTATGTCTATTGTCCAAGCCATACGTTCATCTTGATAATCTATAATTAAATCTACATTATCGTCTTCTCTCAAAACGATTGTATATTTTCCCATGTTGTCTTTCTTCACTAGTTCTTCAATATCTTTTTCTAAAATATCTTCTCTAGCAGTAAACTTGTTCGGATGTAAATAGACTAAATCTTCTTGTTGTTTCATCCACGCCATTAGTTTACCATCATCTGAATCAAATAAATCTGCAAATGCCCCTTGATGTTTATCTACAATAAAATCTAGTATTTTGCTAAAAGACATATTATCTCTACCACTCTCTAATATTTCATTTCTAATTGCTAATCTAAACATAGAACGTTTGCTTTTCATTATGTTAGCAACTTGTTCTTTCCACAAATCTATGTTATGTAAAGCATTTTTCTGCATTAGATTATCTCCTTCGAAACCGTATATAGTAAATCCATTTAAGTCTTCTTTGAGTATTATTTCAGCAGTACCATGTGTATGGTCAGTAATGTAATATCCTTTCTTGACTTTCTTATTACCTGCTCTTGGGTTTTGCAATCCACTAGTAACTTCAAACATACTACCTACTTTATCCCCAAAAGAATAAGACATTGCACTCAGAGATTTTTTTGTCTTACTCGCAAGTTGTTCTAATGTCTCAACGGAATCAGAACGGGTGACTTCCGGTATTTCTATTACCTTAGCAGAAAACAATTTGAACCCGTCTTTACCCTTTTTTACTTCGTCAACTTTAACTCTAACAATACTACCAATCTTAACAGATTCCTTTGTATTCAAAGCCTTACCTACTTCAAGATAATCTTTATCTTCAAACTCAATTGTCTTGTAATTTCTTGCGGTTTCAGCATTTACTGGGCCAATACCCATAGTGTAAGAGTGTAAATTGCTTTTGGTTTTCTTAGCATCTAGCACTACTACATCCAAATCAACAAACTTCTTCCACTTAATCCACTTAGGATTTTTCTTAACTCCAATGTAATATGTTGATTCTATGTCTTTAATTACAACTCCCTCAGAAGCAGGAAGTTGCATAATCTCTTTTGCATATTCTTCTACTTCCTTAATTGAATCTGCTATCCTTGTGTCTTTCTTGGATGGGAATGCTAAGTCTTGTGATGAATGTTGAGAGTATTGATAGAGTAGGATATTATGTCTTTCTCTTAATGTTTCATCAGCAATGTTCTTTCCTTCATGAACCATTATATCAAAAACATGCGCTCGTAGTTCCCCTCCTTTTTTATTTTTGAAAACGTGTGCAATTGTGTCTGCTCGGTGTAGTGGCTCATCTTCCATAAACAACATTAGTTCACCATCTAATATACAGTCATTGAATGATTTCTTTTCAAGAGCCTTAACTTGTTCAGGACATTTACTAGTTATGTCTTTCTCGTTGTAAGAATAAATCGTTACCTTATTATTGAACTTATGAAGTTGTATTCTCATACCATCATATTTTTCTTGGACTATGTATTCTCCTGTTAACCCCTTAACTTCTTTCAAATCATCAATCTCAAATATTCTATACATTGGTTTATTTGGAATTATGAAGTCAATAGATTGTTTTTCTTCATCACTTTTTGCAATATCTAAATCTACTAAACTATCCCACTTGTCTTCACTATATTCAGAACCGTAGACTTTTTGCAATAATTTGTATGCTCCTTTGAACTTGTTTTCTATTCTACGAGTATCTTCATCTTCTTTACCATAGTGTTCTATAATGTAAAGTGGAATATCTTTAGGTTCTAAATCAAGTCCCATGTAGTCTCTTGTAATCTTATCAGGTTTCAAATCAACTGCTGTCCATGCTTTATCGGGAAGAGGATTAGCGTGAGAACGTAAAGCATAATGTACGAATGCGGCAAACGTAGACTCATCTTTGAGCAAAGTAGCAATTACCTTATCACCTAACTGTTTAGAAAATGGGTCACTTACTTCATCGGATTTAAATCTCATTTCTTTTATTGCTTCATATAATTCTTTAGCCTGTCTTGAACTAGGATTATATGCTTCATCAGAAAATGCAGTATCTTCCTTTAGATATGTTTTGAGTTCTCTAGTAAAATCATCTATTGTATCAAACTGTTCTCTAACATCTTTTACTGTTTTCTTCCAAGCATCCCCGTAATCATCAGGGTTTTCTTTTGCAGAAAGATAAGAATATCTAACACGCTCAAAGAAGTCCAATACTTTCTTAGTCATTGTATTGGTTTCTTTCTCAAAAGATAACCCTGTCTGTGGCATGTATCCCCCTCAAGCAGTTGGTCGTGGAGGGTTTATTGAACTTCTAGGACTAGCCGATGACCCCATATCCATTTCCATAAGAACTCTAATAGCATTATGTGCTTTCTCCGCAGAACCCTTTTTTCCTTGTTTGAGTTCAGTAGTAGCCATCTCTAAACGCTTAACTGCATCTTGATACATTTTTTCTTGCATTAGGTTAGATTCGCTTTGTTCAAACGGGGAAGCATCACCACCTAAAGGAGAATACTTTTCATTATATTGTTTGATTAAAGATTCTAACGCCTCGATTACACTAGCCTTAGTAACCTCATTGAGTTTATCCTCTTTACCTTCAACATTACTTGTCTTAGGCAGAGGTTCTTCTGATGGGTTTTTCTTAGGTCTTTTTACTTTGACTTCTTCACCTGTTAGTGGCTCATCTAGTTTTAATGTACCTAGATGTTCTGCTTCTTGTAATACTTCTTTTGCTTTTAATATAGCCAATTCAACTATTTTTTCTTCCCATGTTACTCTCTCCGGCATTTTAATCACTCCATATCTTTTACTAGTTTGTGTATGTCTTCCCAGTCCATACTCTTTTTGATTGTATTTCCACCTACAATATTCCTACTATCCATAGTAGGAGAAGGAGATTCGTAAACAACGTATCCCGATTTCATTAGTAGATTGTCTTTATGATATACTGCATTTTCTAGAGCCTTAACCTTGTCAACTAATTCTTTCATTAGCATAAGCATTTCATTATTTTCTTCACTCATTTATGCACCTTCCTGTATATCTTTCATAGCAATTAACATGTCTTCTCGGATTCTTTGTCTTAGAACTATTTTCCAGTCTATCATGTAACTCCTGCTCCTTCGTGTAGTGGTCTAGTTCAATAAGGTTTCATTTACCATCCTTTTTCTTATTCTCAGGATAAACCATTTTTCTTAGTTGATTGTATAGTGTTTCATAGTCTTTTCTTAGTTCAGATGCTGATGCAAGTATTTCTAGATTTTTCTCATCAAAACCTTCTACTTGCTTACTTAGTTTCTTATCTGATTTTACTATATCAATGTCTTTCAGTTCACCGATTAAGTCTGATAGTTGAGTCATCTCTTGACCCATTGTGTTAGTAGGTTGAGACTTCTGTAAAAGTTTCTTTAGTTTCTTTTTCTTCTTAGCGTCTATCTTCTCGATAAATACAGGAGAGAAGTAGAAGCCCTCTGCTTTAACAATATCAAACCACTTCATTGAGACTCCCCCGTTGCTTCATCAGATGAGGGTTCATCTAATGATTGTTTTTGTTTAGGCAGATTTTCTAGAACTCTATCAACTACTTTGATTCTATCTTCTAATTCAGGTAATTCCTGTTCATAGTAATCTATCCAATCTTCTAGTGATTCTTTCTGTTCTTCTATTTCATCTTCTGCAATATTGTTTGGATTACTACCATCAACTAATCCTTTCAGTCCTTCTTGATATGCTTCTGTTATTTTCTTATATTGTTCTATTGTTTCTAATAACTTATCTTTAGTTGATGTAAATAATCTAAATCGCTGAGATGGATTATCCGGTAAGTTTCCTGATTTAGCATCTTCTGCTACTTCCTTAACTTTACCACTGAACTCATTTATTTTGTCTTCAAGTGTTTTAGATTCTTCAAGTGTTTTAGGGCCAATATACCTATCAGGATATTTAAGAGAAGTTTTACTTCTAATACCAATCCTTTGTGGTGTTACTTGCTTAGGTGTTTTTTGTCTTCTTTTAGTTGCTTCAGGTGCATACTTCTCAGGGTCTTCTTCATAAAGTTCCCAAGCAGTTTCTAGATTTGGGAACTCTCTATTCATCTTAAGTGGTGAACGTCTATACTTGGTAGATATACCACGAACTCTTTTGAGCCTACTTTCTTTCAATCTACTAAAATCTCCTGTAAGAGTATTAATTCTAATTAGATATTCTAAAGCATCAAATTGTTTTTCTAGTTCTGCTTTCATTTCACTTTCGCTCATATCTTCATTAGTAGTATAAATTATATCAGGAATCAACCTGTAAATCATCCTGAGAATATTATCAGAATTAAAGAATAATCTATAATGTTCAGCAGGGTCTGCATTTTTAGTTTGAATTAATTTAGTTATCTCATCTACAAACTTGTCAATGTCTAAAGAATAATATTGTTCTACACCTTTCATTCCTGCTTCTAGTTCCCCAACCTTTCTGACTGGGATTCTAGCAACTTGGTATATTTCCATTAGTATATCAATACTAGACTTACCATTGTACTCTCTAACTTCTGACCATCCATCTTCAAAAGTTGCATTTGGAGGAATAAATAATTTTGATACATCAGGCTTTAATTTACCTTTACCTTCTAGTAAATATCTTTGAACTAACTTTGCACTAGAGGCTAAGTTTTCTCGCATATCTCTTATCAGAGTTTTAGCCTTAGAGTTGTTACCATATTTAGACCAAGTTTGTAATAGTGTTTTCATGTTCACTGAAAACTTAATGCTTTGGTCAGTTCTAACACCTAAACCTATTTTTAATTTTTCAAGGGGTTGTTTATCTCCTTCAAATAAAAACTCATATAGTTCATTTTGTTCACTTTGCAATGCCCCTAAATCAAGAGTGCCACCTTCTTTGAGTCTATCTAAACTACTTTTTTCAGGTTTAATTTGACTCTTTAAGTTGTTTATTCTGTTGATAAACTTCTGCTTATCTTTTTCCAAAGCAACAGCGTCTTTATCTTGAGAACGGAAACCCATTCTAAGAATATTCTGTATTTTTTTATCTTCTTCAGCCGCACTTTGCAATAACCTATCAGCACGATATAACGAACCCCTGTCAATTTTAGTGTCTTCTTTTTTATTTGCTGTATCAAACGCCCACCAAACATCAGTATGGATATCAGACCCATCTGTTCTTTTGAGGACATCCATGAAAGTCATTGTATCGCCTCAGAATGGAATATTTTCTTTTCTATTCTTTTGTTTCTTAGGAAGTAATATTGCATCAGGAATATCTGAAGTATTTGGTATCTTCTTTTCAACAGTAGTATCTCTATCAATACCACCAATAGAATAATCTCTACTAGGAGTAATTCGGTTTCGCTGTTCTGCACCTTCTCTAATTCTAGCCGCTTTTAGTTCTCTTTCTAACTGTCTTACACTTTTTTCTTCACTCATTTTAATCACCTGTTTTTCTCTTCTCTCAAGTTTCTAGTTGCTCTGTCTATCATAGACTGTTGCCCTGCTGTTTTTGGAACAGTAGGCATTCGTATTTGAGTATCAATTCTTTGTGGAACTTTCAATTTAGATTCAGAAGTATTGTATTGTGCAATTATCTCTCTGATTCTCTTTGCTTGGGAAGTATGAGCCTTAACTGCTTTATCCAATTCACCTGCTATCTCTTCTAACGTCTTTACATTCATTTCATTTTTTAGTATATCTTGCCAACTCATTCTAAATCCCTCAATCCCTTTGCAGCCTTTCTAGCAACTGTTCTCAACAATTCAGCAGAATAGTTTTCCTGTTCACTTGCATCTTGTAAGTATTCAATAATACTTTTAATTGAATCTAATCCTTTTGATACTTCTTCATTTTTAATTATACCTTCCCAACTCATTTTAACTCAACCCATTAATGTTTATATGCCTGTTGTCTTTCTGTCTTTTTCGCTTTCGAAGAACTTACCGGATAATTTTCAATATCAAGAGGGCCTTCTTGTATGCTATGACCTAGTAGTTCTTCCAACTCTTTTTGATTATGAAAATGTTCTAGCATTTGTTCATATTGATTTTGTTCTTCTTGTGGGTTTTGTTCTCTACCCTTCTGATTCATCACATTGCGTGGTTGTTCATTTCCTGTTGCATTAATCATGTCTTGTATCTCTCTTAGTTTTTTGGTCTTTTGCCTTTCATTAGTAAAAGAAACTGGACTACCATTTACCTTTCTATTCAGACTTAATGTTTTTCTTGTCGTATTTTTTCTTTTAACAATGTCAAACCAACTCATTCTAAATCCCCTGCTATTGGTAAACTCATTCCTATGTTCCATACTATTATATCTGAAAACAATCTTAGTTTCATCCTACTCTCCTCTCTGTTCTTTTGTCCACATTCTCATTTCCTGCTTCTCTTGGTAATCCTGTAAATCTTTTATCCGGCCCTGTGGACATTGACGGTTTGTTTCTCGTAGCGGGGGGGTTCTCTTGAGGTTTGCTATCAGATTTATTTCCTCCCATCATCATCTGTTCTTGCATTTGCCCCATCTGACTAGCGTCAATATCTGTTCCTGCATACGGGTCTAAACTAACATCTTCTTCTTCTCCGCCACCTTCTGCTTGTTCAGGTTTAGGTTCAGGTTTAGTGTAAATAAATCTACCTTCATCATCCATGTCAACTTCAAACCCTAAGTTCTTAATTGCGGCAGCAACGTTAACTTCTATCTCTCTCTTACGAAGAACAGCGATTTCATCTTCTTCTTCTGATGGAGGTAACTTAAGTTGCCAATCAGTTATTCCAAACTCTTCTGTCATAAATGGAAACACATAATTATTCCAAATAGTCTGTGCCATTTCCACTGCTCTATTAGTAACTAGTACTTGCATACCTTCATTATTCAAACCACCACTGGCAGAGTTATCTGCCATGAAGATTTTACTAACGCCATAGAATGCTGAAATCCTATCTCTCAAATCATCCTTAACTTGTATGTAGTCCATTTCTTTTAGACTGTCCATGAACTTAACCCATTCAACAGAACCTTTTCCTCCCTCAGATTCTATTCCCATTACAGGTATGAAGTGTGGGTCTTGTTCCATCTTTTCTTTAACACCACGCCAAAATGATTTCATAGAATCCATGTTTCTTGTTTGAACAGCCAATAATCCCTTCGGCATTCTTGCCTTAGTGTAAGAAGAATTGACATAATTATCCATAGCAATTAATGTTGTAATGTTATTCCAAAGTGTTATGACAGGTGAAAGACCATACAATCTACTTGGTGAGTATTTACTAAAATGTAGAACTTCTCCCTTCACGAAGTATTGTTCTTCTCCGTTTACTCTGTTAACATAATGAACAGGGTGTAGTTCTGAATTACAATTTTCACAAAGTTCAGTAGCACTAGTATGTATTCTATGTCTATGTCTCAAACAAGTATAACCACTTTTACCTCTTTCACCAAGTTCGTTAGAATAGATGTGCATTGTTACTGGGTCGCCACGATATACTTCTTTGATTCTATGCATTCTAACTGAATTGTTATTATCAGCATAATATTCCTTAACCATAACCATATACGCATCATCCATTATATTCAAGTCATCTTCAAGTTCTTTCAATACATCAATAAACATCTGTTCTGAACAATTAACATACCCTTCTAAGAAATCTTTAGCATATTTTAGTTGGTCAGGGTTTGGTTTTTCTAATTCTAAACTTCCACATTGCACACACTCTTTAGTTGCGTTTTCATGTTCCTTTCCACAAGACCTACATTTTACTGCGAACTTAGCATCCCAATGATAACCTCGCCTAAATATCTCCTGCTTAAGTTGCGTAATACACGTTCTAACAATTGTTGATTGTGTAACTATATGGTAGATAATAGGAGTAGTCAAAAGATACGAATTATCTTTTTCTTGAATACCCATATTGAATACTGTTCTATCTGCGGGTTTAGGTGTAGTTTGCCTAAACAAATTACTAACACTAAATCTTCTTTTCTCTTCTACCATATTACCACTTCACTTTGTTCGCCCAATATGCCGCAGAAGTTTTTCCTCGTTTAATATTCTTAGCATGACGAGCCTTGAAGGATGCCTGTTTCTTTTTTCTCTTTCCTTTAGGGTTACTTTCAGTAACAGTCTTCGCACCTTGTTCGCCAAATCTAATTGTTTTGACTTTCTTTCCGTCTTTAACAACTACAACATGCGATTTGGTTTTATGTTTAGGAGTTCTCTTTGGTTTACTAAAACCACTAACACCTGCTCTCTTTAATGCCGGATGTTTTTTTAGAAGTTCAAACCACTCAGTCACGATAACCACCACCTGCTTTTTTGTAAGCGGCTGCAAGCATTTGTGCTTTTCTTGCAGACCATTGACCTGCTGCTCCACCTTTACTACCTGCTTTGATTCTCTGAAATTGTTTTTTTCTCATTGTTGGTTTAGTGTAGTTTCCTGCTGAATTAACAGTGGATGTTTTTTCTAACCCTTCTACTGCTTGGTATTTCTTTTTAGCGGATTTTCCTCTTGGAACATGTTGCTTACCTTGCTTAGTACCTTCTCTTTTCTTTCGATTTTCATATGCCTTTTCTGAAGAAGACATTGAATCTGCTACTGCCTTTGGTGCATATCTTCCTTTCTTTTTTGATTTAGGTGAAACATATCCCCAATCTTCTCTAGTCCATTCAGATAAAGCACGTTGTCCTTTTGATTTGGCTTTCAAAGTATCAAACCAATTCATATTACTCCCTCCAACTTATCCATTTCTGACATCATACAATTGTCATGTAGTTTAGAAACTGTATCTATATCAATATCATATCTAGTGAAATCATAACCAACGTGGTCTTTATGGTTTTCATACTTCATTAGTTTGAATAGTTCATGTTTTCTATCTGCGTACCAATCAGCCTTTTTGTGTGATTTTTTCATTCTTATTAATTCTAGAAGAATGTCTGCATTTGGCCCTTTCATTCTAAAATGTGGTCTACATTTAGTTAATATTTCAGTAACATCATTAGCAGAATAGAAGTTTAGTCTGTTGACAGGTCTAGTGTCTTGTGGAGATTTTTGGTCTAAGTGAAGTCTACCACAACCAAGAGATTTATGCATTTCTATCATGAATGCCTTTCCTCTATCACCCGTTGCAACTAAACCAACTCTAGGATTATACTTTTTATCCATAGTAATGTATCCATCAGAATCTATGAAAGCCGCAGTATAAGCGTAAATGTCTTTTTTAATTTCATCACTGAACTTATAGAAAGAACCTTCAACATTAGTTATGTTACTTTGTTTAGCCATTTTAGCAATTATACTAGGAGTTGTTTTCTTGAATAGTGTCTTAGGTAGTCTTTCATGTATTTGTCTAGCCGATATTCCTGACTCTTCACATACTATGCTTGTTATGTGGTGTTTGATAATATCTTTCTGAGTTGTAGTTTTCATATGTTTCTTTAGTATTCTCTTAAACTCTCTCTTAGAATTAGTCATGTTCTTAGTTAATTTTGAATACTCAGAGTTGAATGGCATCCCATCCTTCTCAACTCTCGCCTCCCAGTATTTACAAAGAACATCAATTAATTCTCTTCTAGTAACTTCATCATTAACATATGATAATTTAATTAGGTTATCTTCAGTGCATGTCATATCTTTTAGAACAGGTTTGTATTTCTTAATCCAATAAATAGAATCCATACTAGTATCTAAATGGTCAGAATATGCTTTGATTAGATTTTCTATCGAATCAGTAATCTTAATTTTTTCTTCTCCTTTCAAAGTCCTTCTGTACTTTTTTAGTTCTTTGATAGTCTTAGGTATATCATTACCTTCTATCTCAAACTTCTTCAAACCATATTTTAGTTGAGTCTTAGCATCTGAAAGTGTTAGTCTAAAATCCTCTGCGAACTTCTTTTCTAAAATTGTATGGTCTTCTAATGCATTGTTGGATAACCACGCTCTTTTCATATCTTCAGTGATACGTTCAATTTCTTCTTCAGATGTTTCTTTTCGTCTTGCTTCTTCTGCAAGCATCTCAAACTTTTCACTATCTTTCTCCGCCACGCATATACCCCCTAGAAGTTCAGCCCCATCATACCGCCTAAAGACCTGTTCATTGGCTTAGGGTTATCAAATATTCCCATATCATCCAATAACATGAACACATCTTGTGTTTTTGTAGCGCAAGCGACAGCCAATGCTAAACTCATAACTAAGTCGTCATGCGCCCCTACACCCTCGAATCTACCGCTATGAGTAATAGAGAACATTGACAATTCTTCAATCAAAGCGTTGGTTAGATTTCTACTATTATTATCACCGTATGGGAAGTTTATTTTTCCGTTTTCAATATTCATTTGTAAACTCAAAATTATCTCTTGTTTCTTTTTTCTAGTAGTAGTAAAGTCTCTAACGTTTAAGTCTGAAATATTTCTTAGTTCTTGAGTGAATGCTTTAGCGAAAGTATTAGTCTCGTAGAGTATTTCTTCAGGCTCAAATATTCGACCAATCAAACGTATCTTCTCAATGTTTTCTCTGAAGTCAACATTCTTCGCTCTATCAACATGAACAATAGTTTTGTTTTTCTCATCATCAACTTCTATCACTGTAATAACATTGTAGTCTCCATCAGTTGAGATAGCAGGGTCAACTCCAACATAATACTTGTATCCCTTATCCTTTCTATGTCCTAGTCTCAAAACATAGTCTTTATTTTTACATTTAGCAATAAACTCAGGGTTGAACAATGCTGTTCCAGTAGAGATTGGAACACAAAGATATTCTCTTGTAAACTTAAGAGAACCTATCTCAGCCTTTCTTTGCATAAGTGCATCAAAGTCCCAACGTTCAGGCCAAAGCGGTTCATTCATTGAATCTAAACAAGGATATTTTTTAACAGAGTATGCACTATTTTCTTCTAACTGTGCAAAGATATCAGTGTAGGTAAACGGTGTACCAATCATTCTCAACTTAGAAGTGTGATGAAGTGTTGGTATCATATCTCCAAAGAACCAATCTGTAACTCGCTGAATACCTGCTAGACTAAACTCTTTCAAAGGGTCGTCAATAATAATCTCTTGAGGGTGAAGTCCTCTAATCTGAGAACCAACAGAACGTTCCAAAATAGCATTACCATTTGTTAATTGTATATTACCAATAGCCCAACCCCTACTAGGCTTGTACTTCTTAAGAGCAGGATGATTGAAATATCTGTCAATTTCTCTCATGTGAACTAAAGTCTGTTTTTGGTTAGAAGAAATGTATAGCATTTGATATGGTGGTTCTTGAAACACAAGATTCCATACTACCCAACTGTGCATAAAGACAGATTTACCGTGGTCACGACTACAAATAATAACAGTTCTATCGGTTGTTTCCATTGATTCTAACCACTCTTGCATGTAAGGAGGAAACATCATACCAAGAACATTCTGAAAAAAATAAGGAAAAGATGTTTTAGATATTTCCATATCCATAGAGGATATAAAATCTAACTCATCTATCTCCATTCTTATTTCCTCATGATGTAAAACCAATTAGAGACAGGTCTGTAATATAACTTTCTAATTGCAGTAGTTGGGCTTTGTTCTCTCTCTAGTTTTTCTAAGACTTCTTTAACATCTTCAGGAATATCATCTTGTCTAATTACTTTCATATTACCATCAAACTCTACTCGTTGAAACCCCTGTCTATCAACAAAAACAGAAACTCCTTGTGGCATAGCCGCCCCTACTATTGGTCTATGACTATGTAAATCAACTACTTTTTTTGACACCCATAATCCTGCACCTCTAGTTTGTTCTCTAGATAATCCAGTTTCTTTTGCATGGCTCACTAATCCAGTTAACAAAAATATATTCTTGTAAGGAGCAATACCCTGAACTGCAACAGGCTTACCGTCTTTTAGAGTTGGATGATATGCAATGTAGTATTTTGGTTTAACTTCTGCAAACATTGTACCATTCAATCGTTGATAGCGTTGCGCTCTAGTCTTGTAGGTAATACCATGTTCAGCAAAAGCACGTACTACTTCTTCCTCAGTCATAGGGTTAGATATTTGAAACTCCATCTAATCACCTAAAGTTTGCCTTGAGAAAATACACACCTTCCTTCGGTACACCGTGTTTCTTACTTAACTCATCCATTGAGTTTGTTTCAGTAACAATGTTCTCAATCTCATATGCAGTTATATCTACGTTATATTTTGATTTCATGATAAGCATAGCAGAATGAATATGTTCGTAATTATCAACCTTACCTGTATTATAATAAACAGGCTTACCTAACATCTTTCGAATATTATCATGTGCATCTAATAGTTTAGAATCTAAGTCACTCCTAAGAATCTTCATGTCATCTACTGCAATAATAAATCTCTGAACGATTGTGTTAGAACCTTTACTTCTTCTATCACTACCACGAACCATAGTTCTTTTACTACCACTATACCCACCAACATTTCTTTTAATGTGAGATTCTATTGCCTCAAATGGATACACCTTAGATTCATCATACATCTCATTCCATTCTGCCGGAGTCTTACCTCTTGCATTAGGAAACTTTTCCCCTTCAGGCCAATCAATATTATTTGCTTCTAGTACCTTATGTAAATATGAACCAAACTCTATGTTAGTTTCTTGAGATAATATTGAGTTTCTTTTATTCATCATAACAAAGTTTACTGCTTTTATTCCTTTAGTTAGTTCATTTACTAACCTACCCATATCTTTCTTATCATCCACTGAACTCAAAAACTCTAACATTCGAGTAAGGTCTTGTAACTCAGTTGGTTTAACCATCATGTATCCTGACCTACCTTCTAATGCTAACACCTTGAACAAGGCAGTATCAGTTCTACCAGTTGCTAATGCTCTGAATATTCTTTGAGTTTTACTTATTTTAGTATCAAATGGAAACTCATCATCGAATGGTTTGTTAGACCCACTAATTGCAACCACGAAATAATCTAAGACTTCTTGAATTAAATCATCAAACTCTTCCCTTGCTTCTTCTATATCTGCTAAGTGGTCTTTTCTGTTTACTGTCCCTAATTGTGGTCTTGACTGTGGAGGCACACCATCACTAGAAGAACCGATTGTGGCTTCAGCAGGAGCAGACGCTCTATCCAAATCATCACCCGCATCTAGTATTTTACTTAGGTTATCTAAAAACTCTCCAATATTCCTTAACCTATTGTTAATTCCTCTTTCAGTATTCATGGCTTTATCTTCAGTATTCCAACTTTCTGTAACCATGAACTTATTCACTGTTTTTGTTAGTGGTAGATAATATGGGCCATTTCCTCCTCTAGCCATTGTCTTTTCTACTGCATCAACATAGTCATTAATTTCGTCATCCATATCAACACCCGTTGACATTTCTCTAGCCGCCCCTGCACTCAACATTGCTTCTCTCAATGTGTTAATGTCATTTCTAAAGGCAACAGTATCTTTGAATGCTCCACTATCCTTTGTGAATGCATGATAGAAAAGAGGGTCAACCTTTTGCGTAAGTCTTTCTAATTTAAGCCCAAACCTAGATAACTCTTCCATTTCTTTCTTGTTCTCTGCCGCCCTTACATTTCTTTCTTGAGTAACAGCATCATCAGAATCAAACGTCTCCCCGCCATCTTCTACGGTAATAGTCTCCTTGTAATCCCCACTATCTTTATCATAGTAGCCTTCTTTTCTAGCACTTCTATCATCGGAAGTATCTTTTAGATTATCTAATCCTACATCAGCAATAAACTTCTCATACAGAGCAAGTCCCTTGTGTCTCTTAAAATAGGGTTCTAGTTCTTTAGGGTTAATTTTCACAACGTAGTCTAATTCACCATTATTGATAATAGACTTGAAAGACAGAAACTTATCTATTACTTCTGCAATCTCTTGTTTATCTTTATCATCCTTATTTTCTTCTGTGTTTAACATATCCCTAATAGGAAGAAAGGCTTCATTACATGCGTTATATGCTTCTTTGAAATCATTATACTTACCCTTATGACCTCTCCAAAAATTGTAAATCCTATTACGCCTATCTAATCTTTTAAGGTCAAGTTCACCAATTATTAAGTCAGCGTCTAAATGAATTATTTGTTCTTCTACCTTATCTAAAGGTCTTAAAACCGAAAGTAGTGGTTGAAGTCTTCTTTGAATCGCAGGAGTTTGATTCTGAATAACATACTTCCATTTGTTAATCTCTCTCATGTTTACGTTTCTATTCCTAAGCGAAACTCTAGTTAGTCTCCTATCACCTTCTATTGTGTTCTTATAATTCAATTGCTTACCATTTTCATCTAAGAAGTTCTTCAAAGTTTCATTTAGTAGTGCTTTGTCTCTTTGAATTGTTTTACTATCATCAATCTCATCTGTGTCTAAGTCGGTACTCTTAACACCGCCTTTAACCTCTGATAGTTTTAATAATGTTTTAACCATTATATCTCTAGTAGATTTTGGAATCTCGCTAAATCCTTTGTACTTACTGTTAATATCTTCAACTAGGATATTAGTTAACTCACCCAGTTGTTTTCCTTTGAGTTGATATTTACTAGATAGAGTCTTTTTATCATTATCAAAGAAGTCATTATCGTTGACTAAGAAAGTATGTAGAAACTCAGGTTTGAATCCATCATCATAATCATCAAGTCTATCGTCTGCTTCCATTTCTATTTTACTTTGTAAGTTTTTTAATTGTGTAGGTTTCAAATCCCTATATTCTTCAGACTCCTTAACTTTCTTTTCAGCAAAGTCTTCCATCGAATCAGGATTAACCATTAGTGTTTGGAATGCTTCGTATAGTTCAGTATCTTCTATCATGCTCTACCACCTTCACTAGCAATCCATTGGTACGGTTGAGTTGCTCCCTTTTTATTATGTAGTATAGGTTTCTCCATAACCTCAGACATTTTCTCTTTTATTCTAGTTAGTAATTCTTTATGAATATTAGAATAAGTCTCAACTAATTCTTGTTTGAACTTGTCTATTCCTTCAGGAGTTCTCTCCTTTCTTAGTTTTCTTAGAGCGAGTTGTAGATTTCTATCACCTAGCAGGTATCCTTCTAGTTGTACTAGCATAGTAAGTAAGTCTGAAAATTGCAATGATTGTTTAGATGATACCTTGAAGTCTTTCAACTTCTTTCGTGTGTCTCCTACTTCACCTAAATAATTACCAATTGGGTCATTATCAACATCCTCGAATAAAAATTGTAATGTTGGAATACGTTGTGGGTCAGTTATAGAAACAGTTCCTTCTGCTTTCTCTTCCATTTCTTTTAATGCCGCTAATATCTGTTCAGGTTCTCCAAACTCAACATCACCAACTCTCATTCTCTTTACGGCATTTCTAACCTTAGAACCAAAAATATGCCCTAGTTCTTTTCTAACTAATTCTTGTTGTGGCTTGGATGAACTTCCTTCCATTATAGCAACAAGTGCATCTCGCAAATCTGCCTTTAGAGTATATCTTCTAACTTGTGTTTTAGAGACTAATTCTTCATACTCTTTTCCTAGTTCTGCATTATACACTGCTGTTTTGAATTGGCCGTATCCTTTTGTTTGAGTTGGTGCAGTGCCTTTTTTACGTTGATATTTACTAGAAACCCCAGTCTTTACAAACTTATTATACAATGCAACAATCTCTGCGTTGTCTACAAGACCATCTCTAATATTCTGCATAAATTGTTTTTCTTGTAGAGACTGCTTAGTTTGAGTTTTAACAAATCCGACATCTAGATTCAAAGTATCGTTATTCAATATGTAATCTAAAGCAGGATATATTCTACTAGTCGAGGCTGAACTCTTTTCCGCCCCAAAGAACTCTCGCTGTATTGTTTTCATTGCTCTACTAATACTCTTAACATTTTCAAAGTCAGTCAAGTTCGGCATAAATGGTTCTCTTGCTTGTCCTCTTATTGAACTAATAACCATTTTCAGATAATCTACTGCGAATGAATCTGATATAGTTGAGACATCTAACTTCTGAGAAGATATAACATCGTCTTCCTTATACTTGTCAAGACCAAACACTTTCCCTAAAACAGTTCTAATGATTTCTTTATCCGGCTTTCCACCTTGTAATAGTTTAGCCTGTTCAGGACTCATAAACTCAGGAAGAGTAACTGTCAATTTGCTACCTGAGACAAATGAAAGACCTTCTAATTTATCAGTATCAAATGTCAAAGGCAATTGTAGTTCTATACCATCTGTAACATAACCATAGAGTTCAGGCTTGTCTTTGATGTAATTGAATATCTTCTCACCATTTTCTTCATCCCACTTGAGTAACCTACTAGTCTTAGCACCTGATTTAGCAGTTCCTTTTTCTAAGAAAGTAATTAGGGGTTTGTGATTACCTGCAAGAAAGTCCTCATACAATTTTACTTCTTTAGGATTCTTATAATCATCATCTTTTTTTGAAGCACCTAATTTATCCAATAGAGGTTGAAACGCTTTCTCAGGTAAACCATCTTCTACCAAGTTATTGATTGCCCTTCTAATCTGAGACTTACCATGATTAGCAAGTATCTCATCAAAGTTACCTGACTTTCTAGAAGCAACAATCTTCTCACTGAGAGTTTGCCTTTTCAGAATCTCTGTCCAATTCATTGTAACTTCTCCTTTCATTCTTTTCTTAACCAAATAATTGTTTTATCCTTATTTGATAGATTTTTTCAACCATAAGAAATACTTTTTTTTCGGAAAACTTAATTTTGCCATCTATGACTTGTGCCTTTACTCTCATAATAGATTCATCTATGGCCGATTCATCAATACCTCTTCTCTTCATTTTGAGTCTTAGTTCTGTTTCACCTTCTTCGGCATCTTTTTCATAATATGTCTTCTGCCAGTTTTCTTCTTTTACTATATCTTTCCAACTCATTGTAACTTATCCTCCATTTGCTTTCTAACATCTAACCAAACTTCAGGGTGATTTTGTGCTAACACTTCTTTGATGATTTGCATTTGATGAATGATAACAGTGTCTTGTCTCTTGTGAACTAACTTACCTTTGAACTCCATTAGATACTTCAAAGATTCACGAACCTCTTTTGCTAACTTAGTTAATGAATCTATGTACTTAGCATCCAAATCATCTGAATCCATGAGTTGGTCTAACTTACCTTCAAGCCTAGAGATGTTACCACTAAGAGTATCAATCTCATTTACTTCCTTAACTGCTAGAATATGTGCGGCGGCTTTTTGGACTAGAGGTTGAGTGTGTTGTTTTATGTGTCTAACAACTTGCTCCTTAGAACTACCTACAATCTTAGCCGCTAAATCAGGAGTCATATCTCCACTGTAAAGTTCTTGCTCAATTTCTGAACGGTTCTCATATGTACATAGTTTACATCTTGGATTTGAAGCATCTGCATATCCTTCCATGTGATTACGTTGATGTTTTGCACTTGTGCCACTAGGCCAATTCATTCTAATATCCAAATCATCAGGTGAACAAATCATAGTCTCCAAATCAGATTCAAGGGATTCCCTGTCCTCATGATTACAAAGCCTACAACGTTTTCTTGTTACCATTCAATATTCACCACAATAAGGACACATAGTTCCTGACCAGTTATCTTCATCAATTTTTTTTATTCCTCTACAACAACTCATAATCTCACCAACATATCTTGCCAATTATCAAACGACTTCTTCTCTTCATCGGGTTCAGGTCTTTCACCAAACTTAAGTGGGCTTCTTGCCACATCTCCACTTGTCTGTTTGAAGTGCATTGCCATTCCCTTTGACTTGGCACGAATAATAGCCATCCTCTTAACTTGCCTTCTAGACAATTTGAACCAACACTCTTCAATATCATTTGGAACATTTAGATTCTTCAATGTTTTAACAGCATCTGATTCCTTTTCATTTCTAATATCAAAAGCCTGATTTTTAAACATTCTATAAATGGTAGAATCAGGAAATGAACCTGTTGTACCCTTGCCTTTATCCAAAGCAGAATCAATCACTTGTCTGATAACTGATATTGTTAGAGCAGTAGTTGCAGCCTTCGCTCCTTCAATGGGTACGGGGTTATCTTTTCCAATAGTTAACTTGGCCTCATCTAAACGCTTTATTGCATTCTTCACAATAGTATGTAAACTAGGGGAATTGAAAGGGGAAGCATTACCTTCACCATAAAGCACTTGCCACATTGGGGGTTTTGCAGTACCAGTGCTAGTACTATACCATTCTGCATCTTTAGCAGGAACATCTTCATCTTTTAGTTCTCTAACTATTTCATATTGGTCAGTTCTGTAATGTCCATAAATGGGCTTAGTAGATATAACTGTTCCATCATCGTCATCCCAATTACTTGGGTTTGAAAACATAATATTTCTAGGGTCTGCTTTAGTTCCTTGAATACCATTCATTACTGAATCTAATGCTTTGAGTGCTGTCTCTTGTTCAGGACTCATAGAAGGAGAATTGAATATAGATTTTAACGCTTTAAAAATCTGAACTCCGCCTTTACCTTTTATCTTAGTTCCAGTCTTTCCCTTGACTCTACCCGCTATACCTTGATTTTTTACTAAATCTAGTAAACTCATCCCGCTTGCTTCAGGACTTATCATACCAATAGCATCACCAGTAAGACCTTCAGCCTTTCTTTCCCAAATCTCAAACTCTTG